TGAAATATTAATTGTATTAAAGGATACAGTATTATATAACGCAGTATCTGATAATTCATGTACTTGATTCCCGGTTAATTGGGTATAAAGAATAATAAATGTATTTGATGTTGATGTTGTGTTGTCCATACCATCACCTGTGTCCATACCATCACCTGTGTCCATACCATCACCTGTGTCCATACCACCACTTTGAGTCTGCCATGCCCACCCGATCGCATTTTGTGTATCTTTAATTGCAGTATGAATTTGTGTATTTGTAGAATCGGATGTTATACCGCTGATTATTTTTTCCTCGTAATATATATTTCTTGTTTGACCAGAATTTATTGTTTTAAAAATTATTTCCGACGACGATGCTTGTTTAACCAAAGTGTATGATGAATTTTGTTCGTTTGCTATTGGAGAAAAGCTTTCAGTTTCCATATCCGACATATACCACGCATAGGTGGCAGTTGTAGTTGAATCAAATCCAAATAATGATGTATTTAATTTAATATTATTTGAATCAGCTATTGTCTCGGGATTTATTGTAACACCTTTTGATTGATCATCATATGCGTTGCTTAGTGTATCAAAATTATCAATTTCGACTTTGAATGCGGCCATATTTAGTACCAATTTATCATATAACACGGTATTATCGTAATCGTATTGGGTTAATTTTACGGCATCCTTATATATATCGATATTAGACAATGCCTCAACACACATGGCGTTGTCTGTGTTTTTTAATTTGTTATTGTTTGAAGTCGATACTAAATTCAATGATTTCATCAAACTCAGATATGTTGTATTAATATTTTTTGTTATATTTTTTATATATTTAAATAACGATAGTTCTTCGTCCATTATAATTCCATTATTATTTGCTGCATTATTTTTAATACCACTCATAACATCTGCGAGTGATACAATACGACCGTGTATTTCATCTCGTAAAATATCAACAATACCAAAATATTCTCTTCTTAAAATAGTATATCCATTATACAACACAACAAATTCCGACAGCATTTCCGTAATATTGTCAAATGTTGGTGTTTTATTTGCATTCAGCTCTGCAAGTAATCCGTCGATAAATCCACCTAATCCATTTATTCCTGGGGTCAAATTATCAATGTTCTCAATTACGGTTTCTTGTTTTGTTATAAATTTTGCAAATAAATCTTCCGAATTCATATTAGCATCCTTGTATTCAGCGACTCCGCTATTTGCACTCGTTAACTTATCTTTTATGCTGGTATTTTTTAAATTAATATTTGTGTTAGGATTATTTATAGCCAATTGACTTCTATGTGCATCATATTCGCTTTCAAACATATTTATTACTTTTGTCAGATAATCAATATCCAATTGTTCTAATTCATATACATTATTAAATTTATCTTTTGCTTCAGTGGATATATTTAAAATTCCACGAATATCTGCGTATTTACCCGGTAAAACATATGCCTGTTCTCCGACATTATTTTGACCAACAATTTCATTCAATGTGATAGTATTTGAAAGCTTAGTTACAATATCATATATTTTATTACCAATTTTAATATATTTCGAAGATTGTAGACTCGTATGATCAACTATTACAGAATCCATTGTTATAACTTTTTCATTTATTGAATCAATTGTACCAACTGATACGGAAACATCAAAATCAGAATCGAATTTAATATATATTTCATCAATTAATTTTAATATATCGGCTGGTGTTTTTTGGCGTGGGAATGATAACGACATTGGCTGCTCGTAATTACCAAGCGCATCATCGAAATATGTTGAATCATATATTCTGATGTATCTAACTTGTTTAACTTGGTTAGTGTGAGTAAATACTGGTGTATATACAAATTTATATGTAGTTTCTGTTAAATTGTAATTGCCATTCGACATTTTCAGACTATTCGTAATATCGATTGTGTTAAACTTATTACCACCCAAATAATCAAACACTGTTGTATTGTAATCAATTTCTTCTCCATTATAATCAATACATAAACATCCTGGATCATTAAATTCGTACTGTGTAGCAGTTGTTGATATGTTTATAATTCTATCACCGTTTAGCTTATTAAGCATAGGCAGATTCCAATATTTATCAATATTATTTTTGATACCATTAATATTCTCCAACATATTTGCCAAGTTTGCAATAAAATCATTTTTTGAATCACCGATATCATTTATTGTTTTTGTTAAAAGTTGTTTGTCGTTTGTATTATCCAATGTGGACCTGTATACTAAATCGCCATCAAATCTTGTTGTTAATTCGCTTGGGGAAATTACACCGAAAACAGATTTAATATACCAATTTGATGGTAAAACAGTATTTTTATTTACTGTTATGTTTTTGTGTTTATTAGAATCGTTTGATAAATTTTTTGACAATGAAATATCAATATTTGTTAAATCAAAATCCGTTAGGTCTATGCCAAGCAAATCAACAGTTTTCCCAAATAAATAGTTATTATAAACCCCCCACCCATTAGGCAATGAATCAAATATAATTTCTGGATTTATTGTTGGTTTAATGTCCACCAGTGTTGCACCCACAAGCTTTACTCCAGATAAATTAACATTAATTAAATCTGCATTTGATAAATCATATCCATTGCAATCAACATTCACTCCGATATAATATGCATTTCGTCCTTCTATCTGATATGACTTATTGACAACCAAAAATGATGTAGTTGCACTTGTTGCATTTGAAATATTATCAACCAATAAAATATTATTGTCATATCTGATGACACATGGAATTAAATTCTGAATATCTAATTTTAGCTGGGCAAGTGTCGTAAATGTTTTAGAGGATTGTGTTTTATTAATTATTTTCCAATCAGATGGAATATTTGCTGGATATCCGATTACATTTCCAGAATTAACACCACTTAAAAGAGCACTCGTTAATGAAACTCCATTCATATCAAAATTATTAATATTAGTTCCATTAAGCACTTTGCCAGTTAAATTAACTATTGCACCACCACCAATTAAATATCCATTAATTAATCCATAACCTCTATTATCATAAGGTAATGTTAACGGAGCAGTTTTTAAATTTCCGGTTTTGACTCCTTTTATTATAGCATTATTTAATTTTGTGCCATTTAAATTAGTTAAATTGGTTAAATCTGCATTTGTTAAATCTTTGTTAGATAAGTCCATATTCGTTGAAATAAATATGCCATTTGTTAAAACCCAATTCGGTGTACTATATGTAAAATTTGATGTTGCAAAATTTGATGTTGTTACATTTGACGAAATTACACCATCTACAATAATATTTTTTAATTCTGTATTATTAAATACAATATTATTTAGTGTCGAATTTGATAAACTTGTTATTGATATTTTTGAATTTTTAAATTCAGTTGATGAAATAGTTGAATTTGATAAATCGCAACGTTTAAATACTGAATTTTTAAATTCAGTTGATGAAATAATAGAATTTGATAAATTACATCTAATAAAAGACAAATTCGATAAATTTGCATTTGATAAGTTCATATTTGATAGATCCGTATTGTTGATTGTTATACCTGACCCCACATATATACCATTGTGAATAATTCCATCTATATCAGTACTAATAAATGAAACATCAGATATATTTGTATTTGTTAAATCCGCCGTCTTTAGGCTTCCTCCATTGAATTTAATATTAACGCCAAATTTAATATTATTCAATTTTGCATTTAAATTAAATGTGCAATTTTCAAATATAGTATCATTAATAATGGACGACGTTAATATTGTATTGTTAAATGAGCAATTGCTAAATACTACTTTTTCAAAATTTGAATTTTTAAGATCAAGATTATTGAAATTAATATTTCGTATTGTAATATTATGTAAATACAAACTCACAGTAACAACTGGCCTTGTATTGGAGGAAAATAAATAATTATTTGTTAATAAAAAACCGTTTGTCATTTTTGATGGAACACCAATTATTTTATCTGTTATATTTATCATATCAGTGCCTCTTAAATCTGAATTATTAACATTGACATTTGTCATGGTTGCATTTTTAATAATGCATGAGTTAAATATAACATTTTGAAATGATGATTCCGTCATATTTGCCCCTGTCATATTTATATTGTGTAATTCCGTATTATCAAAAACGCAATTTTTCATACCCATTTGTGATAAATCCCAGTTGGCAATATATAATGACTCGGAATTATTATTTATTTTTAAATTATTAATATTTAATGTTTTACCTGCAATAAATCCCTCGTCGTCTAAATCGTATTTGTTATATTTGCTTGGTAAATTATTAATAATTCCAGTAATATTAATTAGCCTGGAATTTTCGAGCTGAATATTTTTAAAATCAACATTATCAAATGTAACATTGCTCATAACTGCATTAGTAAAAACTACATTCGAAAAATCGGTGTTTTTAAAATTAATATTTTTGAATATGACATTATCCATATTTGTATCATTGAAAGCCACATTGTGAATACTAATATTTTCAAATACTGAGCCCGATAAATTTTTCCCTTTATAGTTTGTGTTTTTTAGATCTTTTATGGGTTTTATTTTAACCATTAATATAATAATATTAATTATATTAATTTATAACTTCGTCATTGTTAAATTTATGTTCTGAAATCATGATTTATTATCAAATTGTTTGTTGTAAATGATGGGATCATTTTTATTTCCCTCTCATCATCCAATGTTAATAATAACATAAATTCATTGTTTTCTAAAATATTCCCCCCAATCATATTCACCGATTCGGTTGGATTTATTCTGAATTCAATATAATCTTGCATACATATAGCTTTCCATACTTTATTTGGATAATCTGTTTGGTTTTGGGTAGTATAGTTTATTTTATTCCACATACTAATAGGTACATTTAGATTGTACGGCATAAATCCATATAGATTCGTGTCTGCACCGACCCATATTGTATATAGTTTACCTTCCCATTTTGTAAAGTTTTTGTTCACAATTCTGTATGATGTTGAATACCATTTATTTCCAATACTTGTGTTAATAATTTCATTTAATTTTAATTGCCCGTCATATAAAGTGTTATCTAATTTTATTTTTAATGAATTATATGAACTGCCACGTAATGAACCATATAATCGCACAGATATATCATAATTGGTTTGGTTTGAGGTTATATTTAAATCGTTACCAACTACGTATTTATTTTCTAAATATTTTGATATTTTTTGCTGTTCATATTTATAACATTGTGCTGCATAACGGGTATGTGATGGCAAATACGAGCTTAGTTCTTCTTCGAATTTATTGAACATGCCATTACTAATTGTTTCGTAATTTAGGTCTGTTTTGGCCATATTTCTATATTTTCTTATAAAATAAGTATCATGGGGGCTGTCTACATTGTATATTTTGTCATAATCATTGCTGTCTGAATAAAAATTTCCATCTTGTGCCAATCCCGTGACCGCGTTATTCGCGGGCTGGTATCTGAACAATACTCCATCAATATATGCATAATGATCATTATTATACCAATGATTTAATTCTAATTTTACTGTATTTTGTATATTTAATATATAGTCGCCATTTGTATTTATTTGGACATTTGCACCGGTCGCTTTCCCTATAATACTATCATACACATTGAACAATGCAGGATTTTCTATTTCCCTGTGTGAAATTACTGTATTCCCGGATACGATAGTTAAATATCTGCCAGCCGATGTTTTTACAGTTATTTGATTTCCGTCTCCTGGCAAATACATATAATTATCTTTTTCATATAGAATATCTTTAACAAGCGATTCATAAATTGCCCCACCCGACTCATATTCCGCAAGTTTAGTCAAATTCGCAAGCTCAATATCATAATCATCATTCCATCTATATATTAAATCATCCCCGAACACACTGGTCCATTCCGCATCCGTCATGATTGGTTTATCCGAATTACTATCATTATTAACCATCGCTTTAAGTTCCATTTTTTTATATGTATTATATTCAGTTGTACCTGGCGTATGCTTTGCATTAAGTGGGAATATTTTTTTATCAAAAAAGTTATAAGTATAACTGCCCATGCGCATGATTGATTGTGAAATAATTCCATAATCCAGAGTTGCCACTGTCATATCTTTTATGGTAAAATTGCTCTCATTAAGGATATTAATAACTGCTGTATATTCGGCATCGGCCTTCGTTTTAGCACTTGCTTCTGTATAGTCCTTATCATAATTTCGACTATAGCGGTACGTGCTTTTAATAAGGGCATCGATCGTCATCTTATGAGTGTCATTAAGAGTGTCATTAAGAGGGGTATATTTTTTAACTTCATCAATACCGCTATTAGATACGATAGTTTTATATAATATGTATTCCGATGACCTATTTTTTCTTGAAATAATTGTGTATTTTTTTAATTTACCGACTTTATCATTTGATTTTATAACACAACTGTACTTGGGAAAAGTAGTACCAAAGTTAAACATATGAATGTATTTTCCACGTGTATCAGCCATATGCACTGTGATGTTCTCAAAACGCGATCCAATATATTTGCGCGAATCTTCAATTGCTTGAATAATCAATAATTCTTTTCCTTTTAAATATGTGGATAGCCCGGGAATTTTGGATTTGATTAATGTAAGTTTATTTTTATTTGTTTTGGCTAACCGCAATTCACTTGTTAGCAGGGAGTTGATTTTGCTATCTAAGTATGTCGTATAATCATTGTGGGTTTTATTAAATTTTGTTTGGGCCTTGTGTGCTGTGTTATTTGAATTATATATATTATATAATTGGGTATTGGTAGAATCAACTTTTTCAGCCTTAATAATTTTATTACCAATGTATGTATAAATTAGTTCAATGCCCGGTTCTTCAATTGACCATATATGGTTGTTGCTTAGTGTGAAACTGTTGTTAGTTTTGGATTTAAGAGTTAATAATGTTTCGTTTGCTAATTTGCTATTGTGTATTTCGTTAATTAAATCATCATACATTGTTTTATTTGTGCTTTCATCGACGGATACCGGACTAAATAATATATTTTTAAAAAGAGGCATTTGCGGTCTTATAATATAATTTTTATACGTAAATATCCATTCTTTCGGAACCAGCGAAGAATTGACATGTCTAATTTTAATGATTAAATTTTCTTGTGGATAATTTTTGTCAACAAGTGCCTTAAGCATAATATCTGTGCCTGCTACACCATTATGGGTAATAAGTTTGGATATTATTGGGAATCTCGGCTCGACTAAATAATATGTTTTTGCTTCTTTATATAAATTTGTTATAATGGCATTATATTTGATTAATTCTGATTTATTTTCATTGTTTATTAAAATCGGGGGCATAAAATCATCGTAAAAGGTATAATATATACTGGATGTATCATATGTAAGGGGTACAATGAATAATTCAAAATTAGAATTAATTAATACTTTTGTGCTGTCCTTGTTGTAATCAACAACAGATAGCGCCGATGTATCAACATCATTGCTGATAATATAAATATCTCGTATAAATATTGGGTTTAATAAGATTGTGTCATCGTATGTTTTATCAACAAGGTATATATTTAATCGCTTATCTATTATATATTTTTTTGTTGAATCCGATAAAAAATCTGCAAGATTTTTATAGGATAGTGTGGTCAAGACTGATTTATTTTGATCCCCTCCTATTCCAGTTTCTTGCATCATAATTTGATTATTTGAATTTCTTTGAATTTCGTAGGTGCTTGTTAAGTCTAATTCAAGATTATCATTAATTTTATATAAATTAAGTTCTTCATCAATTATTATTTTTTTTCCATTTTCTATTAATTCATCTTTGATTATTTCATAGAGTGATATATAATAATTATTCAAACTAATATAATTATTGTTGGTGTTTTTGTAAATAATTGGCAGCAATCTTCTAATACTTCCATCTGCATTTTCAATAGTTTTTAAATTTTCTTTGATTTTGTATGTGTTTAATTTTAAGTTTTTATTTAGTTTATCATCTTTTAATATTTTAAATCCACCATTAAGAACTATATCATTATCTTCATTTAAATGATAATCTATCTCGTCATTAATATCTAGTATGGATATCGACAGGCTTGTGTCATTCCAATACGTTCCTCCATGCGACGGTTTTACATTTGGGTCGGAATTATCGTGTGCAAAATTAATTGCTAATTCCGAGCCATGATCAATATATTCGATATCATCTTTGTTTTTATCAAAATTATTAAAATTACTTTTATCAAAAGTAACAATTGGTCCGTATAAAATTTTTGTATTATTAAAATTATCAAATACAACATATTGGGTTGCCATTTTTGTATATATTATATTTCCCGAATAGCGAGGAAATTCTGATATTGAAAAAAAAATACCAGGATACTCATCGTCTCGTTCAGAAAATAATATTGGATTTGCTGACCACGATGACACATTACTAGATATTTTATATAGTGAATTTAAAATATTGAAATAAACATTGTGACCGAATTCGTTTTTTGTGGGAGTATATATTTTGTATTTTTGTTTTACAATAACAAAATTTACACCTGAACCATTTCTAATGGTTGGTTTTGTAGGTAATTGTTCATAATTCTCATCTATGTGCTCATAGGCAAGTTTAAATATACCAGATTGTGTTTCCATATCGGTGAATGAATTATCAAAAACTTTCCAGTTTGGTTGTGATATTGGATATTTTGTTTTGTTTGTAACAGTTACATTTTGATATATAACGTTCATGTTAAAAGAATACTTACTAAAATCAAGATCGGAAATATCTAGTTCATGTAATAAATTTACCGTTAAATCAAAAACTTCCGGACCAATTATGAATGATATTGAATTTAATTTATTTTGTAATTTTTTATAATCCGAGTGTTCTGACGTTGGCGTTATCATTTTATACACATCTGGCATTTTATTAAATTTGGCTATATTTTTTGGTTGTATAATTCTATGCAATCCTGGAAATTTTGTTATAGTTGAAACTTTCACATGCCTCGATCTTATTTTTTTAAAAACGACCTTTTCAAAATTTGCATTTGTTAAATCAACCTCAAAAAAATCAACATTGGTGAAAACCGGTTCGATTTTTGCATTTAAAAAAGGTGTGTGTGTGAAAATCGCATTTATAAATTTTACATTGGTGAATGCCGCATTATCAAAATTTACATTGGATAAATTTACATTTGTGAATGTTGTATTTGTCCATGTTGTATTGCTGAAATCAGCATATGAAAAATCACAGCATTTGATTGTGCCATTATTATAATAAATACCATGCATATCGACTGGATTATCTGCGGATGAGCATACTATATAATTATTTTTGTTTTTCGTATTTCTTGATGCGATAAAATTATCAATTTTAAAATTATTATTATTATCGAGAAGCGCCATTATAATATATGATTTATAATAATTATAAAAATCATATAATTTATTTATTTATTTATTTATTTGTACCAAATAATACATTTCCTCCAACTGATACCCAGTCCTTCATTATTTTAGTATTATATCCAATTGGCGCATTTCTAACATTTGTCCAGAATACAATAGAATTACCTATAGTTAAACCACTCATGTCGCATTTATCAATATCGCAACCCGTGAAATTGATATCATTTAGCGTTATTGTTCCCAAATCTCCGTCTGAAATATCCGCATTTAATCCTATTAAATGTCCATTTGCATAATTCCATCCAGATGGTAATGCCGACGGAGCATTCATTGTGCTATTTGTATCTGTTTTAATGCCAGTTAAAACCAGCAAACTCATATCTAAATTTCCAAAATTGCATCCTTTTAAATACACATTGCGTCCTATTATATGTTTATTGTGAATTGTCCATTCGGTTTTTGTAGCAGTGGGATAATTCGATGGTGGCCCTGTCATTTTACCGGTTATTAGTCTTAGGACAGTCGCGCCAAGCATATTTGAACCAACAAGGTCAATATTTGATGCATCGATATCAGTTAGGTCCAAATTGTGCAAATCACATGATGTAGCAACAATTGTTCCATTGCCAACCTTCATATCTGCTGCGACTATTGTAGGAACTCCTGTAATATTGGTGGAATATGTATTAGTAAATATACATCCATTAAATATTGCGTCTTGAATATTGCAATTATCAATTTGAGAATTAGTAAAATTGACGGTATTAAATGTCGTATTTTCAAATTTCGTGTTGCTTATATTAATATTAGATAATTTTGAATTAAAAGTGCAACCAGTAAAATTGACATTAGCGATATTAGTGAATGTGCAGTCCGCATCAAAACTGCTTCCTTGAATATTGCAATTTTTTAATAAATTATTATTTATTATTGCGTTTTTAAATACTGAATTTTGCAACTCGCAATTAACAAAAGTGGTGTTGACCATATCTATATTGCTAAATACCGAATTTTTAAAATTAGAATTCTTAAAAACACAACAATTTGCCGCATTGAAACTAATATTATTAAATGTACAATTTTCAAAAACAACATCATCAAAACAAGCGCGCTTTGACAATACGAGAGATGCCCCCACAGAATATATTTCAAAATTACAACTATCAAAAATAATATTTTTTCCTTTCGAACCAGTAAAATCTATTCCAGATAAATTACAATTGGTATATTTGGTTCTATCCAATTTTGTATTTTTCATATTTGATAACATTATATTCGAATTATTAAATGCGCCATCTTTGATTGTGCAATTTTCATAATTAACATTTTCTTTATATGCACGTGTTAACTCTTCACTAGTCCTTATTGTATCGGTATATTTGTATGCCCGAATACTAGAATTATTAAAAAAGACCGATCTTATTTGGCAAAAAGAACAGCCATCAACCTTTAAATAATTTAAAACTGCATTTGAAAAATTAATATTTTTTCCAAAAGAGTTAACAAATGAAACATGCTTCATATTAAGAAAACTAAAATTCGAATTAGTCAATGATTCAAAATTATATTTATTATGATAATTAGGTTCAACGTAGGTTCTGATGCCAATATTTTTAAATATTGTATTTTCAACAATCGCTTTTGTAAAGTCAAAACCTCTTAAATTTAAATTATCAAATTCTGTGTTTGTGCAATTGCATGTTATTTTTTTTGTCTTGTATAAAAATCCATCAAGTTCTTGTTTGACGTTAATAAATATTGAATTTGATATATTTACATTGCCCTTGTCTTTAAAATTAATTATTAAATCTGAGCAATTATTAAATTCGCAATATACCAATAGATTATCGCCGATCTGAGTGCCATTCATACTGCACTCGATGAATGATATTTTTTTACCACACACATTATTAAAATTGCAATCTATCAAGGTGCACTTATTAAATTTTGTATTATTCATTGTTGTATTGCCAAAATCAGTTCCAGACAAATCTAAACTATCAAATGTTAAATTAGAAAAAACAACATTGTTGTAGGTTGCTTTTTTAAAGAATTGTTCTTTATTTGGTAGTGTTTGTATTGAAAAATTTGTAAATGTTTTCTCTGCAAAATTATTTGTCGTGCTGGTTGGGACAATATCGGTATTTTTAAACTTGAATTGACATGAATTATCTGTATGGTCATATGTGCGGATATATTTTTGCGCATTGTCTTGCATATGGGTATCTGATTCGGCAGTTCCCCTGTTTATAAAATATAAATGCGTTCCTAAATTATAAGTTTTTCTGGTATGTATTTTTGATATATCTTTGTTTTGTTTAGGATATTCGTCTATTGTATTATCAGTATAAACAATGATGCACTGGTGATCATTAGAATAAATATCTTTTATGGTTTTATTAAATGTGGTTGTATTATATAATTTGTACTCGGATATAATTGGCATTGAATAATAATGATCATAAATACTTAATTCTGGAATCAAACGTTGTGGTGGCCACTGTATTGTTGAATTTTGTGATATTTCCTGTCTTTCTTCATCAATATTATATCTTCTGGAGTCGACTAAATTTTTGTATCTATTATTCGATACAGCCCTCGCCACTCTTGTACCGGCTTGCTTTCTTTGTTCCGCCAATGCAGCGTTCCCCATTATACTGCCGTCGAGATGTGAAAATAATTTAGACATAAATATTGTATTGGAATTAGATCTGACCCACCACGAATCTCTCCATTTGCACTCACCCGCGTGTTTTTCCCACCACCCATCCTGCCATATTGTTAGACCGTCTTTTGAACCCTTTATGTTTTTGCCATCTAAATCTTTGAATTTACTTAATTTATCGTTTTCTTGTATTTTTTCAAATCCAATATGTGATTCCGGAATTTGAATTTTGTTATTTGTCCACACACTAAAATCAAAATTCGCTATGCCTTGTAATACCAGATCGGATATAAAAAGTTCTAAAAGAGTCATAAACTCATCTCCCATTTTATCAAATTTTGGATTAAGTGCATTTTGTCTACGATGATATCTAACATTATATAATTGACGATTCAATGGCGGCATTAGCGGCGTTTCGCCATAACAAGATAATTTTAATCCCCCCGAACAGAGAGTCCCATCACTCATTAATGCATTCCATCCATATATTGTTGTTACTATTTTTATAACTTTTAAATTCCATTCGAATTTATTAATATTTAATGTGCCATAATCGTGTTTGAGTATTTTTTTATCATAAGTTCTATCTTTTGCAAGTGAGGTACTTTTATTAGACATTTTAAAAGCAAGTTCGTCGTATGTTTTACTATTTATATAAAATGATTCTTGGTGTTGGAAAATATCTCTGAATTTTGTGTTTTTTATGATAGGGCGTTTGATCGGTGCGTCTAATTTTCCCCACGATAAAATATAATCATTGTTGTTAATTTTGGCCGAAACAACAAACGATTGCATTGTAGTTTTGATTTCTTTTATTATAAAATTTTGCTGTTTCGAAAATTTATTTATATCATTTGCCCCTCCCCCATCAATGTTTCCCCATGCAAATAATTCATTTGTTGTATTATTTGAAACAAGACATGCGGTTCTTGTCATATATATATTATCCCATGATTTATCAGCCGGCAGTATGTCTTTGTGAGCAATATTGCCGTCATACGTAATTTCGTATATTTTTATTTTATGCTTATCATTAATTGTTACAACATAATCATGTGATATATAAATATTTATAATATTATCCTGCAATTTTATTACAGAAAATGTTGAAACTTTGATAATTATTGAGGTGTTATCTAAAAATATGAGCCCCGCAGTGTACTCCATTCCAAAAATATTTGATACATTTGTAAATTCGATGTTTGTACCATTTACTCTGTATAAAATTGCATCCGTTCCACTCAGTGCAAAATATGTATCACCGAACATATTGGCTATAATTTTTCCCCATTGAATTAATGATTTTTTTATAAATATTTTTTTATTATTAAATAAATTGTATAAATACAAAGAATTTTCTTTAACATACGTAAAGGAATTATTGGATATAATAAATCTGTCAACATTTATGTCTATTTTTTTTTCGCCATTTGAATCGTTAATATATAGGTTGTTGTTCTTTGTCAATAATATTTTTGTTTCTTCTTTTCTTTTATTTTTTTTATAAATTGTATTAAATTGTTTAATATTATTTTTATGTTTATACATAAATGCCCGTGCTGTTAAATTTGGGGTCATATTTACTTGATTTCCTGAAATATAACATAATTTACCATCCGCCATATAGCCCGAGTTTATCATTTTTATATTGGATGCACAATCATCATAATTATAATGACCATTGTGCACGAAATGCTCATTTTTATATCCATATTGAATACATTGTCTTAATATATATTTGAATTGGTCTTCAAATGTGCCTGTTAATTCGATGTTATTGGGTATATCATCAAAATTTTTTGAATATGGGTTAAACAAATAATATTGGGGGGTAAATAACGATAAATTGTTATTTCTTAATAAATTATTATTATATATTTCGATATCATCATATAATTGGTGTGTTATATTGGCAAATATCATCACCATTCCTGCCGAACTTGCAGCCCCAAATGCCTTTTTGGCGCCTTTTTTAAATACACGTTTGGCAACTGTTTTGCCCGCCTCTTTTGCAAGATGCCCCGCGGTTTCTTTTGCGAAATATTTTATCATTTTTTTTGTACTGTATTTTACAATAGTACTTGAAATGCTTTTAAACGCAATAGCCATCGCATTATATATTGCTATTGATGCTGCGGAGATAATAATTGCAGAAGCTAATACTTCATTAAAATTATCTATTTTTGTTTCATCAAAATATAAATTGCGAATATCTATATTATCACTTTCCTGAATCCAATTACCACCATTTTTGAGATTTCCTGTATTATCTGATGATGCTCGTATATTTACAAAACGACCCAATTTTGATTCAATATAATTTTCTAACAAGATAAAAGTTCGATTCCATAATTCGAACATATTACATGCAATTACATCAATATTTTCGATATTAAATTCTTTACATAATTTTACTAAACGATCGCAATTCGGATTGATATTCAGATCGCCCAAATATACACATAATTCAATATTTCCGATTCGCACAGCAATATCGGAATGTTGGGCAATTGCCAAATTAGCAAATTTATTGCAATTAAGTTTTTTGAGTTCCGCAAATACATCCGTGGTCCTGTCTGTTCGAATTGAAAACGATTTTGTCTTATCGACAGCCAATTCCAACTGGTCTATTTGCCCGATCGTATCTGATAAACAAATTACATTCATTATATATTATGTAATTATTTAATATATAATTTTACATGATTTTAAATATTTTAAATCATTTTGTTAATTCCGTGATGGACTATAAACCACAATACCTGGAAAATCTATTATTTAACACCTTTTTTTTAAAAATTTAATTAAATATTTATTGGGATTATCTGTTTTAATCGTATGATCGAAAGTATAATCAATTAGATCTTTGTATAAATAATTTTTTTTACAAATTGCAGGAGTATGATTTAATTTAACAGCAATTTCTTTAATAAGTTCTTTCGAATTTTTTCCAGCAATTATTCCTTTGATATATTCAATGTTCGCAGCCCATGTTCTAAAATATTTGGTTGTAAAATCTCCAAAGCGTCTAAGATAATTATTTACTGATTCTGCTGATATATGGGTGCCATTATATGTAAAAATATGTTTGCCTCTTTTTTTTTTTAATGAATTAAGAATATTCAATAAATGTCTATCATGAATAATGCATTTATTTTCAACACCTTTTTTGCCAATAAATTTAATTTCACTTCCTTTTAAATTATTACCTTCAATAGTAGAAATCCCACGAGAATTATATTTTTCCTTATATTTTTCATTTCCAATTCTAAAATTACATACTAAAATTACTTGTAACATTATTGCAATTAAATATGATTTTGTTGAATTGTTTTTTTTAATATCTTTTTTAATTTGTTTTTTAATTTTAGGCAATGCTTCGCCAAATTCAATCAGATTACAATATTTTATTTTTTGCTGTTTATTAATAAAATCTGGATGATATATATATTGGCTTCTATTATCAGCGTCTTTGCATTTGGCAATAATAGATTTAGATTTAGGAGTTAAAACAACACTTGCATAACCCGGTGGTATTCTCAATTGTTTCATTTTACTTTCAATCTCTTTAATTTGTTTTTTATTAGTAATCTGGATATCATTAGAGTAATATTTATAACCCTTTCCATGTTTTCGACGGATTATCATCTAATAAATGCAGATATTATAAATATTGTTATATTGTATATGGATTTAGCAACGGTGTGTATGATAATGGTAATCGGATTTTGTATTGGTATTCTTGGTTATTTAATAAAAAATGTAATGCGAAAATCAAATCACAATTCTCTGCTAATAAATAGATATTTAATACTCGGAACACTCATGTTTATATACTTAATATATTGCATATGTTATAAAAAAATAGATATTATTAAGGATTTTTCAACGACTAAATATGAAATTTTGGCATTGGCTGTGTGTAGTATAATAATTGTTTCGTTTGAGGCAAAATTATATGAAAAACATCGAGTAAGTGATATTAGCCCATTTATTATATTATCCGCATTACTGTCATCTGTTCTAATAGGCAAATTTATTTATAATGACAAATTAACCAATACTCATTGCGTGGCTTACACATTGATTATACTTGGTTTGATTATATTAGGATTTACCAAAAAAATGATTTTATAAATCGCAATAAATTACATTTGCATAATATAATCGATGTTAAAATGCACATACAAAGTAGAGGATTACACAATTGATGTAATTGGTAGATCTATTATGATAAATGGAATTATTATGATTTATTTGAACGAAGTGATATATCAGATAAATTGGTAAAATTTTGTTCCAATTGATGCATGGTTTACACTAACAAAAAATATAAATTTTCCATTGAAATATCTTGGAAAACTTGTAAGAATGCTTGAAGAAGAATTTTATGATATAAGAAAAATAATTGACTGGCATGCGATTTCGCAACACAAAGATTTAGATTTCCTACTTGAAACTTTTTGTTTCATTTTAAATATCGGTCGGTGTAATTAAAGAATGTAGTTTAGAATTATCAGATACTTAAAATATTGATATGTTTTAATCAAGTGATGATGAATAATATATAAACAATATTTAATATTAATAATATTATGGATGAATTAGATCAAAAATTCGAAACGAAATGGACATTATGGTTCCACAAGGTGAATGATTCAGATTATAGTTTAGCGAGTTATAAAAAACTGTATGAAGTTAAAACAATAAGAGATTTTTGTAAAATGATAAATACAATACCATCATTTACATCAGGAATGTTTTTCTTTATGAAAGAGGATATTGAACCTTTATGGGAAAATAAAGATAATATTACCGGTGGTATGTGGAAGTTCAAATTAACAAAAAAAAGCGCAGATAAAATTTGGAACACAACAATGGCATCTTTATGTGGAAATTCATTAACAAATGATCCAAATTACATGAATTGTATTACGGGAATATCAATTAGCCCAAAAATCACAAATTGCATTATTAAAATTTGGAATAATGATAATACAATAACAGATGCATCATTTTATTTAAAACGACAGCAAGGACTGGATTTAGAAAGTGTAAGATATCAGAGAAACAGAAAACCAAAAAAAAACAGAAAATAATTATAAAAGTACATTAGTTGTTATTAAAAATGATTACACGGCAATATAAAGAAAAAAATGATCACCATAGTATGTTCATATATAAACCCGATTTTTTATCAGACGACGAGCAAACAGAGTATATAGATTGGATGAATAGAATGAATGATTTTCGTATATGCAAAAATTACAATGATACAGCAGTAACGAGATATCAAAAATGGTATCAAAAAGACGGAGAATATTTTTGCAGAAGTTGGAAAAATAGACTACCAAGGTGGGAATCTTTTGAATATGATGATATTTTACAAAGAATAGAAAATAAGGTTAGAACAGAAACAGATAAATTATTAAATCAAAATATTGAATTTAATAGTTGTTTAATCAATAGATACGACAGTGGTTCAAATTACATTAGGAAGCATCGAGATTCAAAAGAATCATTCGGCGAATATCCAACGATTGTTGGTTTATCTCTTGGAGGAACGAGGAAAATTGATTTTACGAGAATTATTTACAATGCGGATAATCCGTCGTCAACAAAGGAAGACAAAGAATTCCAAAATTTTGGATTTACATTGGAACCAGGATCGATGTTTATTATGGCTGGATCAAGTCAAAAATATTTTATTCATAGCATTCCAAAAATGAAACAAGACAAACAAGACAAACAAGACAAACAAGACAAACTAGACAAACTAAGATACAGTCTTACATTTAGAAAATTTTTAATATAATTCTAAATATTTTTTATAAAAATATGATTGATTTACTAACGAACTAATCATCTTTTACCTTGGGAGCAATTGCAAGTTTTAATGCTCCGACACTGCCAACCTGAAATTGAATCACAATTGGGAAATCGTTTTTCATATATAATTCAATTGTATTACATAAATTAGTGCATTTGGTAAACATATTTAAGTGTTTTAAATTATAATATCCTTGAATGATAGATGATGGGTCATCATTTTTTTTGAGAAATTGAATACCATTATTATCATTACCACCCATCACAGTTTCTTGTTTTGCAATATTACCATTGCACCTAAAAATTAAAAGATTTTCTGAACTTCTAATCTCTATCGTATCTGAATATGAATAAAAATCTCTACAAATTTTTTGAAAATCGGCTGATGGCATTGTAACAATCGACGAAAATTCTGCCGGCGGAATCTGAATATCTTCATGATCCAAATCAATTAGTGGAAAATGAATAGTATGACTAATATGTTTATCGTTATTGAAAATTTGAATAACTAAAATATTAATATCGCTTTGATAAATTTTCCAAACCAATGTATCATTATTTGTCATTGTTTTTAGAATTTTGAAAAGATTTTGCATATTTGCACCAACTAAAATTTTCTTTTTACAATAATACTCCTCGAATTTATCTGCATATAATTTAAGATGCACTAAAATGGTTTGTGATGCATCCATTTCACAAATTTTCATACCAGTTTCTGTAAAAACAATGCCGGCATCTGTTAATATATCTTTCATTGCTTCTCCTAATGATTTAAAAACATTAGACTGGACAGTTTTAAATTGAAATAAAAGATTTTCTTCGTTCATTAATAGAATGTAATAAAAAATATTAAACAATAATCTCTAAGCCCTTTTATTTAACGTCAATATATAATTGTCAATTTCTAAAATAGAAACACGGACAATATCTGAGTAATATTCTTTTGAAATATTAATAACAAAATTATAAGCTTCTAATACCTGTTCGTAATTTCTACTCCCATTTATACCAGTATTACCAGATTGAAATATTGCAATTGTTACCCTTTTACAGTCCGCATCGCCATTACCCATTCCCTTTCCTTTGCATTTTCCTTTACAATAGCAAACACCGTCATTATATTTATTTGTTTTATTAAACATATAACTTATTTTTACGGCTTGATATTTTTCTGGCTCAAATGATACAAATAAATCATGATTATTTTTTAAAATATTGAATAATTTTATTCTATTTATTTTAAAATTTAAACTAAAATTATAATTAACCATCGTTGTTCTTAAATTTGTAAATGTAATTTTATGTAAATCGCTAGGATGATCAAATTTATTTGTATTTTTTATAATATATTTAATAATTTTTTTTAATGCATTTTCCGCACTATCATCGCCAATGCATCCCGTCATTGTAATACTTCCATTGTTAAAGAATTTCATATTGACATTATTTTTATGTGTTTTAATTTTAATAGAAAAACAATTAAAAAATTGATTCCTCTTTTTAACTTTTTTTTTCTCCAAACCATCTTTTTTAACTTTTTTTTTTAAATAATTAAACTCCAAATTCCTAAATTGCATTCCGATAAAATTCTTGATATTTCCAACACGAATATCATCATATAATATGCGGGCAAGTTTGCTAATCTCAGTAAAAATTTTTGTGTTATCATTTTTTAATAACAATCTGGCGGCAGTCGACCTTGTAATAATACGAGGTTTACTTGGTTTTGGAATCTTCATTTTTCTCTCATTAATATATTTCAAAAATTTAATTACTTTAATATCATTAGGTGATAATTTCGTTTTTAATAATTTTTTCAATAATAAGTTAAAATTATTTGTTATATTATAAGTTGATATATAACAAGTTGATATATTATGTGATTCCATGGTACTTAAAGTAAGTATTTATGCTTTAAGTATAAATATATCAAATTTTTTATAATTGTTATTCATCGGTTTGAACAAAAATATCTGCATGATTTTTCTTTTGTATCACCGAATCTCGGCTTGCTTGTTTTTATTTTACATATTGCTCTTTGTTTTCCAGGGACACAGTCAAAACCACCAATTACATCAGCATGATATTTATTATTACTTAATATATTACATTCTTTTTCAAAATCTGTATTTTCTGGTAGACATTGTGTAAGTTGATTGTATTCGCCAAAAATATTAACACCACGTCTGTATCTTTGCGAACATTTTGCTGTTGCCTTCGAGTTATCTGGCGTAACACCGTCTTTTTTCATACAAACTCCATTTTCACCAAAAAATAATTTTTGATAACCATAATTGTTATTTTTAGTCTTTTTCCATCCCAGTTGCGAACATTCGTAGTCAAAATCATATGTTGTTGGTAAACATGGGGTCATAAAATCATTATTTTCTAGGTAATGGTTAATCTGTTTGCATTTAATATGAAATCCTTCGTTGTTATTACATGGGATCTTATCTGAAATAATATAATTTGGCCCTTTATTACTACAATATTTCTGCCATTTAGTTAAACATTCGCTGTAACCTTTGGGTATTGTTTTTTTTGTTGGTGTTGTTTTTATAATTTTTTTTTTATTTTGATTTCCAGTTTTGCATACGGGACCAAATAATGTTTGATTAATTTGTCCCCATTGATGTTTTCCATTTTTGACAACGGAACATATTCCTGTTTCATGGAGGAATTTATTGTGATGGCTTTTGTGTAATTGATTTTCAAGATTCTTAATATTATTACAGCTATTTTTGGAATCCGCAATAAGTTTTTTTAAATTTATATCAGAATTATCTGCAAAATCGCAATTATTTTCTGCATTATTACAGTCCTGATTCATTGTCTGATAAATTCCAGAAGTTTTTGGAACAGATTTTTTAAAAGTATTTATTTTTTGATCAACTGACTTGGTCAATGAACTTGCATCATTTGTTAATGAACTCATGTTAAAATTCTCATGTGAGTGCGTTTTACAAAATAAACAAAATATTAAAATAAATAATAAACTAATAACTAATATGTTTATTTTATTGAACATATCTATATAGTATTTCTATATTATTTATTCGATTTATTCAATGTTATCAATATAAAATTAATTAATATTTTTGATGAATTTAAATTATCCCATTGTTCATTATTTTCTGTTATTTTAATTAATTTATCACGAATAGATAAATCAGGATAAATTTTAAATAAATTCTCGAATAAATCTTTACATTTGTTCAAATTGCCATGTTCTTGTAGGTGTGCTGTCGAAAATGTTGATATAAAATTATGCACGAATACATTATTAATATTATTTTTATAAATTATATCTGCAAATTTAATATTCATATATGGCTTTCTTAATTTTTTATTAACAATATTGTGAATTAAAATTGTCCATTTTATAAAAGATTCTTTGCTATTTAAATCAAGGGGATATGAATTAAGATAATTATTAAATGAATATCTACAATTAATACATGGGATTAAATCTTTAAAATATTTGAAAAAAAGTTCATAATGTTTTTTTAGATTTTCATCATAATTATATGCTAATTGATGAATTAAATGCCACGTGGGAGGACCCCATACGTACGGTTCTACGTGATTTTTATTCATTATAAATTTATAATATATTTTTAAATTTATTTTTTAACACATATGACATGTCCATTCACTTATTATTCAGAATTATTCAAATTTCATATATAGGTCTTTCTGGGATAATTTTTTATTTTTTTTAATTTCATAAATAATATATTTTTTATTTTCTGAATATTTTTCATGCGATGTTAATTTATAATTAAATTCTTTTATTATATGTCTCAAAATAGTAATACTTTTCCTAACTGTTATATTTTCCAAATATTTATAGCCCTTGCAATTTAAATAATAGGCATATAATACTATTTTAATTTCATCAAGTTTGTTGCCGATATCAATATTTTCTAATTTTTTTTTTGTAAAAGAATAATTATTTATGTTTTTAATATTGTATGTTTTTTTTATAAGTGATAATAATTCTTTATCAGGGCATCTTTTAAATAACTGTTTATTATAATACCCCTCCATATATATATATATATATGATAACTATATTTATTACTTAACATTATTTTTTATAATCAATTATATACTTTGTTTTCTTCCATTATTTGCATATTTATCTGCCATAAAATTTCCATGCCATAAATAATATTCTGCACTGTCTTTTTCTGGTTCATTCCTATGTGCTTTGATATGTTGATATGATACTTCTATTTCTTTTTCGTGTTGTTTTGTTAAATTATACAAGAAATAAATTAAATCTAAATTTTTTGGTAGTTTGCCATCGTATTTTTTCCATCCCCTTTTCTTCCAATTTTCAACCCACTTTGTCATTGTATCAATAACATGCTGCGAATCTGTTATTATTTTAATTTTAACTTTGTTTTTCCTTTTTTTAGATATAATGATCTGCAATGCCCTTATACATGCATAAAATTCACATCGTTGATTTGTAATAGGATACAGATAATATGGCTCTTTAACACTTAATTTTGGATATTTTGGAATGTATATTCCAACGCCCCCTCTTGATTTTAAGCTCTTTCGAGAATTGTTTATTGTACTTCCATCAGTAAAAATATCGATCATAATAATATATTATATTATTATAATGTAAAAAAAATATCATATTTTATTTTATTTTATTATAGGAAAATTCAAATAACCATCCTTTTTGGTACACGAAGTATTTATAGGCATATCAAATGCTGGAACAGGATTAAAGATTCTCAATTCACTATCTTGATCTCTTTCTTTTTGTAAATTTTTATATCTCTTGTCCATGTTCATATCATTCCATTCATTATTTATTTTTTCTTGATTTTGTTTAAGTTGATAAAAATTAACAAATGGTTGTAAATTTTCACAATTATGCATTGTGGATTGGACGACACATCCTGGTCTCGGAAATAAATCCGTTCTATTTTGATTAAATTGATGAACTTGGTGACTAACTGATGGCAATGTATTTTTATATAATATTTCTTCTTTTTTGCTTATGTTGTCATTATTATTAATAAATCTTGAATGTTGTGGTCTAAATGACATATATTATAAGCCAATAAAAATTATATAAAATTTGAACAATTTATATTTAATTATTATTTCAAAAATAATATGAGCATTAAAATTTCATCAGAAGGAAATTACATTTATGTAAAAGGATATACGTATCCAATAATACAAATTCTTAAAGATAATAAATTTTGTTTTGATTCAGATAAAAAAATTTGGTACAAATGGGGATTTGAACCAGATATGTATTATAAGTTAATTAGTATAATAAATAGTAAGCCAAAATCTAAAAGACCGGTTCCACCAGATAGTAAAAGGTGTGTTGCAATTTGTAATAGTGGTTTTAGATGTAAATTATATAAAAGAAAAGAAGAATATTGTAAAATTCATGATCTTAAATATAACCACGGTATGAAATTTCTATAATAAAAGAGCTCTGTTCTTTGTTTTTGTGTGATTATTTATAAAATATTAAATTGAATCGTTTTATTTATTATAAATATACTTATAGGGTATTTTTTATTATTATTTACGAATGGAATTAATAAAAATAAATGAAAATTCTAAAACAACAACTCAACCAGAGGGATTTATGTATATAACACTTTTTCCACATCAATTGACATTATTAAAACATTGTATGGATTTAGAAAAAAAAAAATACATCAAGGGTAATATTACAAAAAATAATTTTTTTTATTTTTATCGTTATCAAATGGCCAATTATGAAAATATACAATATTATATGAATACTGATTTTGGTGTAATATGTGATAAGGTTGGTTCTGGAAAATCATTTGTAATATTAGCATTAATAATGAAAAATAAATATTTAGAGAAATGTAATACAATTCCGGGCATTTCACATGAATCAAATAGTTTTAATATCGCAATAAAAAATGATAATTATTTATTTGTTAATATATTATTTGTGCCCCATACTATTTATCATCAATGGAAAAAATATATTTCAAAATATACAAATTTAAATTATTATGGAATAAAAACAAAAAAAGATTTTATAAATGATGTAAATTTTTATGAAAAGTTTGATTTAATATTGGTAACAAGTTCAAAACATTATGTAGTACAGCAGTTATTTTCTTCTTATACTTTGTCAAGGGTCTTTTATGATGAGGTTGATAGTATTAAAATATCAAAATGTGATAAAATAAATGCATCATTCCATTGGTATGTGACGTCATCTTATAATAATTTAGCAGAACCAAATGGTGTATGGAAAGTTAAAACAGATATATGTAAAGACGAATGGGGAAGATATGTTTATATGAGAACAAATGGAATAATGTGTTCAAAATATATCAAAGATTTATTTATATCATTGCAATCAGTATCATTCAAAGGAAAAAAAAGTTTATTTTTATGTAATGAAGATAAATATATTGATTTATCACTAAATTTAATTCCATATAAAATATTTAAAATCATATGTAATAATCCATATACTGCAAAAATATTAAATGGGATCATTGGAAATGAATTAATTAATATGATAAATGCGAATGATATTGATTCGGTTGTAGAAAAGTTGAATTGTGAATCAACATGCGAAGACAATTTAATCAATATATTATGTAATAAATACATAAAAAATATTAATAATCTTAACATCGAATTAAGTGCAGTCAAATTAATGATATATGATAATGGCGAGTTTAAAAATAAAAAAATTAAAAATATTGAACAAAAAATAGAAGAATTTAAAATAAAAATAGAATTGATACATTCAAGAATTAAAAAGGGCAATAAATGTCCTATTTGTTTTGATGAACCCGAACACAAAACAATTGTCAATTGTTGTAATAATCCTTTTTGTTTAAATTGCATTATTAAATATCTTGATTATAAAAAACTAAATAAATGCCGACTGGCTTGTCCACTATGTAGATCAACTAATATTGATCCAAATAAATTTTTAATTTCATATGATAAAAAAAATAATATTGATAACATAAGCAATATCAGCAAACCAAAGACAAAAATAAATGAATTGGAAATTATTATTAATAATAATAAAGGCAAAAAAATATTAATATTTTCTGAATATTATAATTCTTTTAATAATATTGAAAAAATGTTAAAAAATAATAAAATTCGATTTAAAAAGATCAAAGGTAGTGGAATCAAATATATTATTTCGAGATTTAAGAATAAGGGAGAAAAATCAATCGATGTTTTATTGCTTAATTCAAGATTTTGTGGTTCAGGGATTAATTTAGAAAATGCAGATATAGTGGTTATCTATCATAAGATGTCAGTTGATTTAGAAAATCAAGTAATCGGGCGCGCGCAAAGAATTGGTAGAATAAGCCAGTTAGAAGTGTATAAATTATTATATGAAAATGAAAATGAAAATTTATACTAATTCCATTGCATCACAAATTATATAAAAATATCAAAATATATCTATATAAATGAGCGATAAAATAATGCAAAAAATTAAATTCAGTAATAAATATTCCCCGCAAAATAATTTTTATAAATACGTAAATGGAATATGGGAAGATAATATTATAATTCCGGATGATTATAGTTCGTGGGGTGTAAGTGAAGTTTTGTATGAAGAAACAATGCAAAAACTCAAAAATATTATAGAAAATACTAATAATAAATTATTAAAAGGATATTATGATTCTTTTATGAATATTAAACAACGCAACAAACTGGGATTTACACCGTTAACGACTTATTTAACTATTATTGAAAATAAATGTTGTAATAATAAACAATATGAAATATTTGAAATTTTAACAAAAAGTGGTTTTTCAAATCTATTTTATATTTATGCAGAACCTGATTCTAAAGATAGCAACACAATCAGACCATATTTTATGCAAGGTGGATTAGAATTACCGGAAAAAAATTATTATTTCGATAACAAGTTTGCGAACATAAGACAAAAATATATTAAATTAATTAAAAATACTTTTATTATGCTTGATTTTGATAAAGACGAATCATATAAGATTTCTAAAAATATTTTTAAATTGGAGAAGGAATTTGCATATCATTGGCTATCACCAGAAGAACATAGAAATGTGGACAATAGTTATAATATGATTAAAATGAATGATTTTTTTAGTTTTGATATGTGTAATTGTTTGATTAATTTGGGAATAACAAATAAAATAATTTTAGATAATCCTAAATATTATAAATATATTAATAGGGTGTTGGAGAATGAAGATTTAAAATATTTTTTTATTTGGAAATTGATGTCATCATGTGGCTCATATTTATCAACGGATTTTTATGATTTAATGTTTAATTTTTATGGCAAAGAAATGAGGGGTCAAAAAAAACCAAAAAAATTATGGATGAGGGGTATATCTTTTGTTAATGGTACTGTTGGAGAAATATTAGGTGATTTATATGTTAAAAAATATTTTCCTGAATCATCAAAAACAAAAATGTTGGAAATAATTAAAAATTTAAAAAAAGCCTTAAAACAGCATATTAAGGGGGTAGATTGGATGGAAAATAAAACTAAAATAAAAGCATTAAAAAAATTAAATAAGTTTAGATTCAAGATCGGTTACCCAAATAAATTAAGAGATTATTCAAGCATAAAAATAAGAGATAATGTTTTTTATAATAAGGTTGAATTTAATATGTTTGATTATCAAACGGATTTAGTTGAAAGATTAGAGAAAAAAATAGATAAAGATAGATGGGAAATGTTGCCCCATACAATTAATGCATATTTCCACCCAGAATTAAACGAGATTGTATTTCCTGCTGCCATTTTACAACCCCCATATTTTGATCCAAGCGCAGATGATGCATATAATTATGGTTCGATCGGAACAGTTATCGGTCATGAAATGACACATGGATATGATGATCAAGGAAGAAAATATGATCATACAGGAAATTTAAATGATTGGTGGACAGGGAATGATTCAAAAAAATACAATAGGATAGCAAAAAAAATTATTGAACAATATAACAATTATGAATTATATAATACAAAGGTAAATGGAAATTTGACACAGGGCGAAAATATAGCAGATCTTGGGGGATTAAAAGTGTCATATACTGCATATATTAATTTAAATAAGAATGCTTCATTAGAAGATAAAAAAAAATTTTTTATTAGTTATGCATTTAGTTGGAGAGAAAAAGGACAAAAAGAATCTGTTATTCAGCAAATTGCCATGGATGAACATTCGCCCAGTGAATTTCGTGTAAATGGCCCATTATATAATTGTAAAGAATTTTTTGATGTTTACTGTTGTAGAAAAGGTGATAAAATGTTTAATGAAAATGTTATAAAAATTTGGTAACTAATATTATTATGGAGAGAAATGATTTTTTTAACGGAGTATTAGTTGGTTTTATTCAGACGGTAGTTGGACATCCATTTGATACTTATAAAGCAATAAAACAAACATCTATAAAAAATATACATTTTAGAGATTATACAATAAAACGATTATATAAAGGATTTATTCCTCCATTTTTAGGTTCGGGATTATTTAATTCCGTTCAATTCGGATTTCATGAATATTTTTATAAAAAAAATTATTCTCATTTTATGGCGGGCTTTATAGGTGGTGCATTATCATCTATTGTGGTTTCGCCGGTTGATATGTATAAAATAAATTATCAATTATTGGGAAAAACGCAAAGACAATTATTTAGGGGATTTTATTCAACGTTATTAAGAGAAAGTATTGCACCGGGTATCTATTTTGGTTCTTATTTTTATATTAAAGATAATTATATTGATTCGTCATTCATTTCGGGAGGTTCGGCAGGAGTTATGTCTTGGATATTCACATATCCAATTGATACAGTTAAGACAAGAATAATGTCATATAATGCACGCAATTATAAAAATGCTATTGCAATGGGAAATCTTTGGAGAGGAATTGAATTTTGTTTATTAAGAGCATTTATTGTAAATGGCGTTGGATTTGCTATGTTTAATTTGATACAATAATTTCTAATTATAAATTAAGATGAGTATTAAAGTAGTAGTTCTTGGAGATATATGTGTTGGTAAAACAAGTATTATAGCAAAATATGTAAGCGGCAATTTTTTTGAAAATTCAGAAACAACAATTGGCGCGGCTTTTTCAAATAAAAAATTTACAATGAAAAATGGTAAAGAAATTCTGTTAGAAATGTGGGATACCGCTGGACAAGAAAGATATAATGCGTTATTGCCAATGTATTATCGTGGAGCAAATGTTGTTGTCTTTGTTTTTGACCTCAATGATACAACAAGTTTTGTGAGAATTAAAGATAAATGGATTCCAATTATAAAAAATCTTGTATCAAATCCGACAATTATTCTCGTCGGCAATAAATGCGATTTAGTTCAGAAGGTCGATGATAATGAAATAGATGAATTATTAAATAAATATAATATATTATTTCAAAAAGTAAGCGCCAAAAATAATACCGGAATTGATATATTATTTGAAAAAATAATTAATGATGTTTTACACAAAAGAACATCAATCAAACCATTCGAACAAATAGATACCATTTCATTATCAAATAATAAAGGTCGTTATTGTTATTATAATGATTGTTGTTAACCGACCTATATTTACACCTTTGAAACTTTCAGATGAACAGATAAAAATTATATATTTCATTAGATTATAAATTATCGGTGATCATCTGCAACTCTAAAATATTATATCATGTAACCTGTTTTATTTATTGCTAGATCAGTTTTATAGGAACGGTGCATCACTGGAATTTCTAAGTGTCTGCCGGTGCAATATTCTTATCATATAATATTATATATGATAACAAATATTTTTAACTATAATTATTTTTATTATTGATGCGATTTTGATAAAAAAAAATTATTAGAATCTTCAATTATATATGGAAGATGTTATGGTCTAATAACATATGGTATTCATAATTTGATCAATTATACTACATTGGACAACTATACACAATATGAAGCAATATCTGATACATTATGGGAGGGGATTATTGTATATTCTTGTTGCAATAATTTCTAATTATTTTTCTACATAATGGGCAATTTTTTTCAGAAGCAATATTAAGCCAGTTATGCAAACATGGTTTATGAAAAAAATGATTACATTTTAATACAGTTATATTATTACATTTATCTAAATTTTCACAACAAATAAAACAATCTAAATCTTCTTTATCATAATTAAATGGTTTGTGTGTAACACAAAATAATCCTTCTTTAATTCTACTACGACATTTTTTTCCAGTTTTTGTGAATCCCAAACATCTTGGCATTTTCATATTCATATATTTATATGAATATCTTTTTAAGTAATTGTTTTTATAATAATAACCTAGGAAATTAGGTTGTCTGTGTTTTATTTGTATGAATCTAAAATTATTATATTACATTATATCTCTTATTCCTTTTCCTACTGGAAATCGCGGAATACCATCATCGGTATATTCTTGAAAAATAACAGTCAATAATTTACCAATATATTTATTTCCATCTTTGTAAAGTTTTTTTCTTTCAGTAGTTGTTCCTTTTGGTCTGACCGAAAACGACTTGCCATTTTTTGTTTCACATAACCAAATTACTGTTCCTTTTGCACCACCTGTTCCTTCTTTGAATCCAATAATTTTAAATTCATCATCCATAAATTCTTTATATTTTTGAAGATGTTTGCTTCGTTTGCCTATTTCATATGGAGATTTAATATTTCTTAGGATAACACCTTCATATCCATTTTTAACAAATTCGATATGATATTTTTTAATATCTTCGGGCGTTTTACAATCAAATGTATCAGTTAAAATTAGATTATTGTACCGTTTTTTGAATAATTTTTGCAAGAATATAAGCCTATCATTAAATGCCCAATCTGGATTAGATGGAGAAAAACAGTCATAAATAAATAAATTCATCAATTTAATTTTTTCTCTATCTACATCTGATACTTTTTTACTTAATCTTGCCAAACCGGTAATCTCTTGAAATGATAAATCATCAGAATATAACTCACCATCTAAATATAAATCAGGAATACCAGATACTTTAATCATTTTTTTGCATTCATCTTTAATTTCTTTAAAAAATACAAATTGTTTACCCTGTCGCGACATTAAATCAGGTTTATCATCCTTCATAAAGCCAAGACATCTAATTCCATCAAATTTTCGTTGACAATAGGCCGGTAATACAATATGTTTACCTTTTTTTCCAAGAGAATTAAATTTAAATGTATGTGCTAACATAGGTCTAATCACAAGATTTGAAGTATTTTCATCTTCCGAATATCCTTCTTTATCCTGTTTTGATTTCCATTTTGAATTGGCTTCAAAAATTGCCTGATCTTTAATATTTTTTTTGCTTTTGTACTTTGTTATTTCTTTTTTATGCGAAACAATTTTCCCCCCCATTACACCATGGGCAGTTACAATGTAAACTTTTGATTTTTCACCAGAAACTCCAATTCTCCATGTATATGTTCTTTTTATTTTCTTTTTGAAAAGTGTTGGAAATGTTTTGATCATTTTAAATATACATAAAGCGATATCTTTAATTAGTATTAAAAATCAATTTTAATGTTTTATTATGCGTGTGCTTTTTTAATATTTATGGGGATTTATTTTTATAAATTTCAATTTACAGATTATGTATTATATCAATATGCAAAATGCAAAAAAATTAAAAAATCAAATGATTATAGAGTAACTTATTGTAAAGTTGTTGATAAAAACAATAAAATAGTAAAAGAGTCACATAATTTAATTGATTATAATAAAGCAGTTAATTTATGTAAAAACGAATTAGGATATATAAGTATTAGTTATCAGTTATTAGGCAAAAGATTCATGATTATGTATGACTGCGCATATAAATTTCCGCCATATCCAAATATAGTAAAACTTGATAAGGGTTATAAATATAAATTTTTGAGTGCCATAACCGATAACAAAGATATAACAGAACACATAAACCAATTACTCGGTCCCAAAAATAATTTTTATAATGATATTGGATTAAAGATGAAAACTAAATATATTTCTACGGACAATATTGATTGTATGGATAATAATGTAAATGATTTTATAATGAGTGATATTTTTCGTGTTCTGGAAGTTCATGAAGATTAATATTTTTTTATAAGTATAATATATAATATGAATGATGACACAAATTCAAAATTTTTTGAATCAATGAACCGGCCTGCAAATCTCAAATATAATATGGGAAATGGTGTTCCGGGGTCGTTTGATAATTTAAAATTAAAACCAAAAAGGGATAAATGGAGAAAAGACCCTTCAAATGTTCAACCAATGGAAGGTAAATTCTATGTACCACAAGGTACGCCTCTTCCATTGGCACACGAAGTTCAATATGTTCCTTTACCCAAAGAATCAATGTTTTACTTTGATAAGAATGTTAATTCAAAAGGATGTTGTTCTGCATCTTTTTCAACGAGTACCGGATGCGTATGCACAACAAAAAAACAAAGAGATTTTATAGGGCAGCACCGTGGAGGAAACAAGAATTATTTTGATGATTCTTTTTGAATATTTTTACGGCTTCTTCGTGTAGGTGTAAGTATTCGTTGGTGTTTTTTTCTCGCAATAATTCCATCTGTTTCATAGCCACTATATAGAGATATTGTATTCAAATAGCGACAAAAAATATAGTATAATAATGCAGTAAATGTTAAGTATAATAGTAATTCAATCATTTTACTATTATAAATTTATAATTATAATTTTATTTTAATCAATTTTTTAATCTATTGATTTATTCGACATCAATTAGGTAATGTAGCGATACATCAAATACAACAACATTGCCACAATAGATAACGTTATCATAATAAATAAAAATGGTTATAAGGTATAAATATTGTTATTTCATCTATATATTATACAAGATTGTCGGTATTCATTACCGTGGTATTATCCATTATATATAATAATTGATATTTTATTATAAAGAGTATATGTTTATATTATATTATATAAATGAATTCAATAAAATCATATTTAAAAAAATACCCAATCATATTCTATGACTTGGAAACAACTGGTTTTAGTTCTGTTGCAGATGATATTTTAGAAATTGCTGGTTTATCTAGTAAAAGTAGAAAAATATTTCATGAACACGTAAATACAAAAAATATTATTAAAAATTCACACATACATGGTATAACAAATAAGTATTTGAATACCAATGTAACTATGACAAACGGGGAGATATTAGATAAATTTATTACCTATATTAATGGTGAAATCCAAAATAATGGAATTATGCTTATAGCACATAATAATTTTCATTTTGATTCAAAATTTATTGATGTTTTTTTTAAAAAAAACAATAGAGAGGTTCCCGATAATTGGATTTTTTTAGATAGCCTTGAACATATTAAATTTGCATCACCAAATTTACATAGTTACTCATTAGGTAAATTATATAAAAAAGCATTTGGTGTACAGTTGAATAATGCACACTCCGCCATCGGGGATGTAAAAGGGCTTGAAGAAACATACATTTATTATGTTGAAGAAGTTATGCCAGAGAAAGATTATCAAAAAATGATTATGACAGAAGAAAATTTTATGAGAATTTCATCATTTCATGAAAATTTTTTTCACCAAAGTATAGAATTGTTAAATATGCATGGATATGTCATTGATAAATTAAAACAAAAAAATATAACAACTCTTGGCAAGTTGGGTGATTATTTTGAACAACATGATGATTTTGATAATGTAATTAAAAATGATCTAAAAATATCATCCAATTATTATGGAAATAGAATTAAATTTTGGGGGGAATATCTTGCATTTATGAACTAAAATATAATTATAATATATATGAATATAGACGAAATTGAATTAAAAATCAAAATGCTTATAAAAAAGATGGGGGCACTGAAAATATACCAAGTCAAGGAAATGGGAAATATATTCAATGAGATTAAACTTCTGAGTGCTGCAAGAAATAAATTAACACAGAATAAAATTACAAATCCAAATATTACTAAACCGCCTGCCGTTATTGATTTAGATATTGTTGATAAACAAGTTATTAATCAAGCTGTTATTACACCAATTAATAAACCTATCAAGAGATTAATTATGTATTCTGAAATACCCCATCAACATATTAAAATGGTCGTTAAAAAAATATAAACATTATAATACAATGTTGTATAAATAATGAAAACAAGGAAAGTAATCGAATACTCCATAAACGAAAAGATTGAACATTTGATTGTTTTGAAAAAAAAATTAAATAAACTTGGTCTTGGTGTATATAATACAGAAATGAATCTTTTATCAAAAATTATGAATAATTATATAAAAGATAATGAGGAATTTTACGGAGGTATTCCTCTTCCTGGTTCCAAAAGGATAATGGATATTATTTTTACAAATAATAAAAAAAATAAAATCTCTATTACTCTGAGATATAGTCCATCAACTTGATATATAAAATATATTTATTATATTTTATTCCAAGATTAAAAAAGATGCATCAGAGGATTATCCAAATGGATTAAGACTAGGTCAATTACACCATTGGAATTTTATAATGCAAGCCTTCATTTGATATTTAATATAATTTTCTTTATTTTTTTAACTGATTTTGTTTCACCAAGAGTGATGCCAAAATTAAAATCATCATCGCCAATATCATCCTCAATATCAAACTCATCGTCCATTTGCTCTTCTAATATATCCATATCTTCTGTTGTTAATTCAATATTTTCTTCATCATCATATTGATTATTTAATATTTTATCTTCATCAATCAGTATATCAAAATTATTTGTACCCCCTTTAATAAACTGCCCCATCATAATATTTGCAGACACGCCTTTACAACTATCTACCTCTGCAAATACAGCGGCATTCATTATTACATCACTGACTTCTTCAAATGACGCTTTTGCAATTGGTCCTTTATCAGCTGATTTATTAATTCCATGCCTGTCAATCTGCATTATAAAGCCCTTCGACGTCATTGCATCCGATAAAATCTCGATGTGTCTTGGATTTGTTTTATCTTCTGATAAAATTGTACTAAATTCCTCAATATACTTGCTTCTAACTCCTTCAATTCCAAATATATCAAATATTTCATTAATGTCATTTGATACACTCCTCGTTGTATCAATACTGTCATACATCATTAAATCTAATAAATTTGTTCCATCAGTATTTAATGTCCATTCCTTATCATTTTCCGCTACCCCATCTGGATGATACTTTACATAATTCAATTGTTCAATTCCAACTTTTTTAATTCCGCAAATTCCCCTCAATCTTAATGTTAAAATGTGTTTTTCTACATCATTCAAAAATTGTATATTATTTTCAACATCGTCTAATTCTGTGATCTTTAACTTCAATACTAATACTCCTGCATTATTATCTGAAAATCTTGTTGTTATATATTCATCTGAACTTGCATTATGTAAAATCGATTCCTCTACATCGTTCATTTCTAAATTGCGATTCATCATCGCCTCTTTATTGAATATAATTTTTAATGTCCATTTTGATAATGTTGTATGCATTTGTTTTGGCGCTTCCACATTCAAAATATCATTAAAAATATTAAATGTATTAATATATTCGTCTTCCTCTGTCTTTACAATTAATTCTGATGTATCATATATTATCTCTGTTTTTTCTATGATATCTTTCATTGTCGTAAATTGTAATTTATATTTTAACTTATCTGCACTATTTCTATCAAATCTTATATCATCTTTTAAATAAATTGTCATCGACGGAGTCTTGATATTTTTGCTTTTATTTAATAATTCTTGTAATCTTGGAACACCTGCTGTTACTGCAACTGATTTACTGGCAACACCAGCAAAATGAAAAGTATCACGAAGATTTAATTGATTATAGCAAGTGAAATTTCTTGTTCCCTCGACTGTTAAATCGTATGCATATGTTCCTGGGTTTGGTACTTCGGTGATTGTTTTAATTTTATCAAAGTAAATATTTTTATATCTACCATTTCTATCCTCCATTATTAACTTGCCATTAATTATATTTGGAACCATTGTATAATTTTTATCATATTCATATATAAAATCATGCCTCAATATATAAGATAATTTTTCTTGTTTATTCTTGATCTTCATATTTAATATTGTTGCAAGTTTAAATGCTTGTTTATTTCTAATAGAAATGACGAATCCTTGTTTAGTATTTTCCCTCATTTTAATAAGACTATAAATTCCAAAAACATTAAGAATTTGACTAACATCCCATAATATTTTATTTGATGTTGAATAAATATTGAATTCCTCCTTATCAATGCATCCATCCCCTCCAATATAAGCATCTAAGAATCCCAATAAACATTCCTTATTTGAAAATATGATTTTATGATGTATAAATTTATTATGATTTAATTTTCCACATAGAGTTTCCAAGATTTTTGTTAGCATCGTATCATATATTCTAATATCAGTGCCCGTTCGTCCCTTTTTTCCTTTATTATATATTTTTGTTGTAATATTAAATTTATCACATAATCTTTTGATTGGTTCAAAGTAATTCATATTGTTATTACTGATTGAAATTTGTTTTTTTGTAACACGTCCTTCTGTACAATATGCTCCAATTAAATATCCAAAATCATAATCTAAGTCAATATTTTCTGGTATTTCTCCCATCGAATTTCCTTGACATGTATATATACAATCTTTTTTGTATTTAACTATATGTTTATTATTTAGCACTTTAAATAATGAATCGCTTCTACTATATGGGACAATGAATATTTTTCCTTTATATTTTGACCACCAATGATATTCATACATAACTTTTTTTGCTTTATTAAGTTCCGACGAATAAATGTATTTTTCTGGTGGGAAAAATTCTTTTAAATTTAATATTTTACTTTCATTGAAATTATTTTTCATTAATGATACTGGTAAATAATCTCCTACCGTAAGCTCTTTTCCTTTTACGCCAATTATTTCCCCATTAATTAATTGTAGAAATGATTTTGCCTTAGTTGCAATTACCTCTCTCCCATGTTCTGTTATGACTTTTAACATTGTATCTGAGCCATCCTCATTTATAACAGGGTGCTGTGTAACCGCCTCTATTCTATTCCATTTCATCCTACCATCTTTTGTTGGGCTTGGAATTTCATAAAATTTATTAAGTTCAGCATATGTTGTATCTTTATCTTTAATGTACTCGATTTTTTTATAATGTTTTATATGATATTCCGTGAATTCGCCAATTGCCACTTTCTTTATATTTTTATTTTCATCTCTAACTAAAATATCTGTATCATATACAACAGAATTTAGTGTTAACTGTGTACTGACTTCTCCAAGTGATTGTGCTGCTAAAACACCGACATTTTCACCCGGGGATATTAAAGCGGTCAGTGTTTTCATTTTAATGTGTTCAATAATATAATCGAATGTAATTTTATTTAACTTGTATTCAACTATTACTTTTTTTGTTGACAACAAATTCCTAATCAATATCTTGATTAATATCAGGTTGTCGTCTAATTTAAAATATTTTGTAATATTTTTTTCTAATTTATCCAAGCTATCAATAATATATCCAGGATCGATATTGGATATTTTTCCTGATTTGAATTTTTTTACCGTGGAATCAATGAGTCTTTTTAAATTAAATGGTGCATGAATTTTAACCGACTCAATAATATCTAATCGTTTGTAGATTTCATATCTTAGCTTATGTCTCATATTCATTAAATTATTAAATTCTTCATCTAATAAATCATTGATCTTCTTGTTTTTTTTTATATTATTGCTGATTTTTTTTGTTGTAATTAGTTCCCATTTAATATCTTTCGGAAATTTAAATTGGCATTCCATTTCGCTATCGCTGTATTTAATTAATGAAATTGATTGAGATTCTAACTTAACTGGATCAAATCCGTCATCACCATAAATCATTTGGACTATATTATTATTTGCATTTCTTACTGTATAATCATAATGAACTTTTAAATCCTCCATTCCTTTAATCAATCTTCTTGATATATATCCCGATGATGCTGTTTTAATTGCAGTATCAATTACACCAATCCTTCCTGACATAGTATGAAAAAAATTTTCAGTTGGTGTTAATCCTTCGATATATGAATTTTTAATAAATCCTCTACTTCCTGGTGATTGGTCTCCTTTAGGATAATGTGGCAATGTTCTATCAGTATATCCACATGCGATTCTTTTTCCCCATAAATCTTGTTGACCAAGTGCCGCCATAATTTGCGAAACATTAATCGAACTGCCCTTTGAACCAGAACCCGTTTCAGGAATAGTTACTAAAAATCCGTTTTTTGAACTGTGTTTTTTCATATAATCAATCATTTGACTCGATGCTTTTTCAACTCCCTGACTTAATTTAACCATGATTTCAGATTCAAATAATTGTTTTCTTAACTCGTTATCTAAATTATCATAAAAATCCCCTTTATAAACTTTATGAATCAATTCATATATACTATCAATGGCATCATTAATTTTTACTTTTACTTCTTTTCTTATTTTTTTTGGAGGCAGTGCGTCTCCAAATCCAATACTAAAACTATGATTAACGAGCCATCTTGTTAATAAATACTGTGTTGAATCTAAAAATATTCTTGCTTCATCCCATCCATACATATTATGAATTGTTTGAAGCAAATTGCTATTTATAATTGATTTATTCAACTGGCCTTTAACCAATACTCCATTAATAACATCAAAACTTTTTTTTTTTATTGTTAAATCTGGTAAAAGCAAACTGTATATTTGTTGTCCAGTCCATTTTTTATTACCATTGCTATTATTTTTTTTTTTACTTGGATAAAAATTACCATTAAATGTTTTACTAAACATAATTAAATTATACATATCATATTCACTTATCCTATTTTCTTCTGCTGTAAATAAATAAGCACCAACCAATGTATCTTGAACAATCTTAATAATCGGTCTTGATGATGCTGGACTAATAATTTGCCGTGGACACAATGTTAGCTGTTCTAATTCGACGATTGTTTGTAAACTATTTGGGACATGCATATTCATCTCATCACCATCAAAATCTGCATTATATGGTGTTGTAACTGTTACATTTAATCTGAATGTATCATCTTGAATTATTTTAATTCTGTGTCCCATCATACTCATTCGGTGAAGTGACGGTTGACGATTGAATAATGCGATATCTCCATCTTGTAAATGTCTATTGACAACATCTCCTTCATGCAAAATTAATGTATTGGGATCAACATATTTTAACAATAATTCACATGGCGATGGTACTCCATTACAATCGTAATTATTTTTAACAATTGATTTTGCACCAGGAAAAACATATGGTCCATTTCTAATTAATTCATACATATCTCCCATATTATATTTAGTTACAATTTCAGGATAAGTAATATTCATTGCAATCTTAATAGGTACACCGAATTGATCAATGCTTAAATTTGGATCGCCAGAGATAACAGTTCTCGCTGATCTATCACATCTTTTCCCCATAATATTTCCTCTAATTCTTCCCTCTTTTGCTTTTAATCTTTTCCTCAATGTTTTATATGGTCTTCCGGAGCGATGTGAAATAGGAGATACTTTTGGAATATCATTATCAACATAGGTTGCAACAGATAATTGCAATGCCCCTTCATATTGGTCAATTATTCTTTTATCCGCACCGTATTCGATTTTTTGTCTTAACTGATTATTTGTTTTAATGATTGTCAATAATGCATGTGTTAAATCATCTTCAGCGCGTTGATTATTATCCTGTCTCACAGATGGTCTAACAAATGGTGGACAAACAGGGAGAACTTCGCAAATCATCCATTCTGGTCTACTATATTTGTTAGAAAATCCAAGTAGTTCACAGTCTTCTTCTGAAATATTTCTAAATATATTTCTGCACAATTCCGGTGTAAATAATTGATGTGTTTTAATATCGCTCTTTTTTAATGATGCTTCATTAAATTCACCAATAATTTTAATAATATTGTCTTTTTCTTTAATTTTATCTGCTGCCAATCTTACATATTTTTTAGGTTGGTCTGCAAAACATCCATCATTGTATTTACATTTTTTTGTTTTTATTGCTATTTTAGAATATACGTGACCGAATCTATTTTTACCCTTTTTCTTTCCAATTTCCGCGATAATATTTGGGGAAGATTTGTCAATTAATATATTTGAGCATCTAAAACAAACACATCTCAATAATTTAATAATAATAGGAATGAACTGGTAATGAAATACTGGTCTTGCCAATTCAATGTGTCCAAAAAAACCGGGACACAATTCATTATCATTTTCATCTGTCGGGCACAATCTACCAAAATCAAGAACACCCATACGGGGATCAAATAAGCCATTTATTTTTGGTTCAGTTCCATCATATGTTTCGGGAAAAGATACTTCACATACAGATGCTTCTTTAATTTCTTCCGGGCTGAGTATTCCAAATTGGATAGATCTTACTGTTTCAATGTTATTAACATTTTGAAGCTCGTGGACAAGTTTAGACATTACTAATATTATATATTATATTTTTTATATAAAAAATTATCATATTTTTTTTAGTTTCATTACTTAGAATAAACATGCTATTATATTATAATTATGTCGAATGAAAATAACTCTAAAACACCCGCAGATAATACAAGGAGTAAAAAAAATAAAAACATTGAATTTAAAGTGATTAAAAGTATTAAATTTGATTCATCATCAAATTCATCTGATTCAGATGATTTATCTAATGTTTTGGTATCTAATAATGAAATTGAATTAGGAAAAGATAATACAAATGATACAGATGATACAGATGATACAGATGATACAGATGATACAGATGATGCATATGATGCAGATGATACAGATGATACAGATGATACAGATGATGCAGATGATACAGATGATGCAGATGATACAGATGATACAGATGATACAGATGATACAGATGATACAGATGATGCAGATGATACAGATGATGCAGATGATACAGATGATACAGATGATTCAGATGATACAGATGATATAGATGATATAGATGATATAGATGATACAGATGATGACGAAGAGTATGATCCAAAGGAAGATTCTTATGATTATGAAGATGGTTTTTTAGTTATCGATGAAGGAATAAAAGAGGATGAGCAGTTAAAAATACTCGCAAAAATTTTGGGACAAAAAGTATATAAGGCAATTAACAAAAAAATAGAGGAAACTTGTGGAGATGAATCAGATGAATCAGATGAATCAGATGAATCAGATGATGAAAAAAAATTAGATAAAGCAATACGCAGGGAAGATAAAAAAAGAAAAAGAAAAAGAAAAAGAAAAAGAAAAAGAAAAAGAAAAAGAATTTATAGTGTTGATTTAAATATGCCTGAAACAAAATACTTTAAAAAATTACCAAAAAAAGAAAAAGATCAAATCGAACGACAAAATCTTGAAGTTATTAATTATTCAAAGACCGATATTCCATTAAAAATAAAAATATTACAATCGAATATACCAATTTCAAATAAATCTATTATTTTGAATAAAATAGTTGAATTTCAGCAAATGAATCCAATGGCATCTGAATATAATAAACTAAAAAAATATATGCATGGGCTTGATAAATTGCCGTTTGGAAAATATATTGAAATGCCAATTAAAAAAACAGATTCACACAAAAATATAAATTCTTTTATCAAAAATGCATATAAATGTTTAGACAACTCGGTATATGGGCAGCAAGAAACAAAATTTAAAATTTTACAAATTTTAGCACAATGGATTTCTAATCCGAAATCAAAGGGGAGCGTTATTGCATTACGGGGTCCACCTGGAACTGGGAAGACTACTATTTTGAAAAATGGTTTAGCAAAAGCATTAAAAAGACCATTCGCATTTATAACACTTGGCGGTGCAACTGATGCGTCTTTTTTGGAAGGGCATGGATATACATATGAGGGTGCAACTCATGGAAGACTTGCTGGAATTTTAATGGAAACACAATGCATGAATCCTATTATTTTTTTTGATGAATTAGATAAAATAAGCGAAACAAAACATGGCGAGGAAATTGTCGGTATTTTAACACATTTGACAGATTCTACGCAAAATTCAGATTTTCATGATAAATATTTTGCAGGCATTGATATTGATTTATCGCGTGCACTAATTGTGTTTTCATACAATGATCCATCTAAAATCAATCCAATTTTAAAGGATCGAATTTTAACAATTAATGTAAAGGGGTTTGAGTTATCGGATAAAATTAAAATAGCACAAAAATATTTGATAAAAGAAATTATTGAAAATATAGGTTTAAAAAAAAAAGATATTATTTTTACCGACGATATTTTAAAATTTATTGCTTTAACATTTACAAATGAAAAAGGTGTGAGGGAATTAAAAAGATGTTTAGAAACTATTATTTTAAAATTAAATTTAATGAGATATACTGATATGAAGTTTGATTTTAGATTAGATAATATCGAATTTCCTTTAACATTAACAAAAGATAATATTATAAAATTAATGAGAAATAAAGACAAGGATCTAAATAAAGAAATGTGGCAAAGAATGTATGTGTAGTTGTTCGATAGTTAAATTTTGTACATTCACATATATGTTTATTTTTATTTTTGTTTTTGTCCTTATTTTTGTTTTTATTTTTGTTTTTATTTTTGTTTTTGTTTTTGTCCTTATTTTTGTTTTTGTTTTTGTCCTTATTTTTGTCCTTGTCTTGCAAATAATAATATTCGTAAAATTAATAAATTATATATATTAAATATTATTATATGAATTATAACAATGGATTCACATATAATGATTATGGTATTTTAGAATTATTAAAAACAACAAATTATGAAAATTTATGCTATCACAAAGACAAAATCACAAAATATATTAGAAATAAACCATCCAAAAAAGTATTAGAAAAATTAAAAGATTTTATTATTAGGGCAAAGGGGAATTTATATTCAAAAAATAAAAATACCGATAACTACAAATATAATATTATAATCAATGTATATGAAAATATAATAGTAGATATAAATCGTTCCGACGAGTTGTCAAAAAAAATGATTATACCCAAATGTTTATTTCAAACATGGAAAACACACAATCTAACAGGCAATTATAAAATAGCAACTAAATCATGGCAAACATTGAATAAAACATATAAATATGAATTATCGGATGATTTTGAATGCAGAGATTTTATTAAAAATAATTTTGTATTGGACATTTTAAATGCATACAACAAATTAATACCGGGAGCATTGAAAGCGGATTTATGGAGATATTGTAAATTATATATTGAGGGGGGGATATATTGTGATATGGATTTGATATGTTTGAAAAATTTAGAAGATTATTTTTTTGGCGATTATGATATGGTGACTGTCTTAGATTTAAAAGCGAGTGGGGGTGGTATTTTTCAAGGATTTTTAGCAGTCACAAAAAAAAATATAATTATAAAAAATTTAATAGAAGCGTGTGTTGAATCAATCAATAATAATAAATATTATGAAGATGAGTTGATCATGGATGATGGAAATTTGAAATGCAAAGGTGCACTATCAATAACTGGTCCTTTGTTATTTAAAAAAGTACTAAAAAAAATGAATAGAAGATTAATATTAAAAGAAGGAGATAATACTGTTGGTGATACAAAAATCAGATTGTTCAAATATAATCAAAATGATATAATATCATTCAATAATGAAATTCTTTTTAAACACAGATATACAAATTACACCAGTTCAGATGATCCGTCATATTATGCAGAATTATGGAAAAATAAAAAAGTTTATCGTACAACAATTAGAAATAAATTTACAAAAAATAATAAAATTAATTTAAATTATTATTCAGAGGTTAAACAACTTCATTACAATAATGTACTACCAAAAGAAATATTTACAATATTCACATTTAATGAAATGCTACACTTAATAGTTAAAAATAAAAATGATGCAAAATTATACTTTTTTATGGATAACGAATTGTATTTCAAAAAATATATTAAATTTTCATTTAATTCGGACAAATTGGATTTTTTATTATATTCACAAAAAAAATATATATTTTTAAATCAACATAATAATTCATATAATCTTGTTTATATAAATACTGAATTAGAGTATGAAGATAATTGGAAATTAAATTTTTTATCCAAAAATATAATTACTGAAAAAAATATTGATAATAATATTGTTAATATAATTTCTGATAATAAAATATATTATGTAGATGTCCACAACAAAAAATATACACAAAATGATATAAAATTAAATAATAAATATATTATTGATAAAATATTGAATACTCATAATAAAAAAATTGTATTAATTGCGAAAGACAATAACTCATATATGTTTGTCAAATTAAACAATAAATATGAAATTATTCAAAATTCATGTGATTTCGTATTAAATGATAGAAAAATTTATAAAATTGAATGTTTTAATAATAATTTTTATTTATATTCAATTAAAAATAATAACAAAAAAATTAATTATATGAAGGTTGATTATTTGGGTAATTTTTTAATCAAAAATATAACAGATGACATTAAAATTAATAATAAAATTTATATGAATACTCAAAATTTGGTTAATTACAATGATCTATATTTCACATATGAATATTATAATATTGATAATCTACGAAAGTTGATTAAAGAAAAACTAAATAATTATTTAAATACATTTGATTATCTTCCAACAAAACTATCACAAATTATTTTTGGTAACTATTGCTTATTATATTTGAATGGTGGAATTATTATTAACAATTATTTTTCAATAGATTGTTCATTTTATAAGATTATATCAGGTTCAGAACTTATTTTATTAAGAGATAAATATAATTTAAATATTGCTTTTATTGCAAGCAAAAAAAATAATTTATTTATAAAACATATTATCGAAACAATAAAAAAAGAAACAGAAGAACGATTATATTATAATTTCGAATATACTGGCCAAGATTTATTTTCTTTATTTTTGACTAAACAATTTAAATTATTTTTTAATATATCAAATTTATTAAGTTTGAATAATAAAAAATTAAAAGAAATGAATATCAAATTAATAGACTTATACTATGATGGAACATCCAATAGGGTAGTTACAACAGATTATAATTTCTATATTAAAACACCAATATTTACTTCTGAAATATTTGAGATTAATTTGTGGAAAAATAAAAACTATTATTTAGATATTTTTAAATTTAATGAAAAAATATTATTATGCACCGCGTTCTCTATATATAAATCTAAAAAATACGTTTTATTATCGGAATATAATATTAGAATTATCGGCGAACAATATATATATGATGGTTTCATATTTGATATTAAAAATATTAAAAATAATTTTTATACATTAAATATAATATCGAAATTTAAAACTTCATGGCATATTAAATTTTGTATTGTAAGAAATGAAACCCTAAAAATTTCAGATTTTGAAGACCCTACGCACACAAAGTACATAATAAATCAACAATAAATACACCGGAACACAACACGAGCACAGCGATTTAGATGGTACAAATTATTTTTTTTATTTTATATAACACTTTACAATCAATTTCATTATAATAAATGATATCTTTCGAATATTTGGTGTTATTTTCAGTTAGTTCTAACCACCCATATAGAGATGCAATAAGTCCGTCAATATCATTGTTCCCCCATTTCGAATCTATTAATCCATTATTGTATAATGCTTTTGCAATACTTTTTAAACTATAATTAAATGCACCATTAATGACTATTTTATTTTTAATAAAATATTTATATAAATCAAAAAATTCTATTTTTATTCCTCTTATATTATTTCTTTGAATTGCTTTTTTTAAAAATGTAACTTCTGCATGTGTCCAATGATATACATTGTACTTTTTTTTAAAACTATTCATAAAATCATACCATTCTACAATAATTCTTTTTTCTTCACTTTTAGAAAAATTATTTATTTTAAAAGTTTTAAATTCCCAATTTCCTTCTTCTTCATACCCACACCCTATAATAAAAATTGCAGATTTATTATAATTTGCATCATCCGGCACTGATAAATCACATACTGTTTCAAAATCAACATAAAATGTAAGCTCTTTTTTTGGTAATTTATTAACCATATTTGCAATTTTATTTATTCTTGATTTATTAATTTTAATAATTTCATATATATGTTCACTAACGTCTTCTTTTTTTAAATGATTCCATTTCATGATTTTAGAATGATGTAATTCTTTTCTTTTGTTGATTCCAATTCTCCAAATTAAGGTTAATTCGTTATTCATATTTGCTAAATATTTTTTGTATTTTTTCCACCCATAATCATGTTTATTACACATATTAGGATATAATTCCCACCGGTCTGGATTATAAATATTCCAATTACATCCATATTTCCTTAGCTCTTTTAACCATTCAATGCCCCTTTCACCCTTTTTATTAATTTTATTATCAATACATTCATATTTGCCTAGGATCTCTTTTTTCCCCAGAACATATACTAGATTTTGTTTTGATTTTTGAATTTTATTTAATATTTTATTTTGCTGATGAAAAATTATTTTAAGATCTTTTGACAGATTTTTAACATATGGTGGTTGCTCATCCCCTAATTTAAAAGTTTTGTATCCAATATTAATAATTGAATATCCAGTACCAGGACAGTCGATTCCAAAAATATTTTTGATGTATTCATTTCTGATTATAATATCCGGCACAGCATATACTTCATTGCTATCATCTATTAACAATGGTCTTATGATAATTGGAATTTTATTTTTAATATGTTTTAGTGTTTCATTGTAAAGTTCATAACTTTTATATTGCTTTGTTCGACAAACTATTACACTTAATGATAATTTTTTGAAAATATTTTTTTTAAATTTATCTAACAAAAAATTAATGTAATTAAAAAAATCGTTTGTTTTATCTTTTTTGGTAATATCACCATACATTTCTAAATAATCAATTAAGGGATCATTATTTGCAAAATTAGTTAAATCATTCATATTTGCATATTTTTCCCAGTCAATATAACTGTGACTTCTTTTTCTTTTTATATTGACTCTATTAATTTTTAAACAGTATTTTAAATCATCGTAAAAACTAATTAAATTATTAATATTATTTTTGAACCATTCGTAGTCTCTTTTAATTCTATTTAATGAATATTCCTCTAATTTTTCAGTTATTTTATTAAATTTGCATTGGAAAAAATCACAATATTCTTTGTTACACGTTTCCATCTGAATTTGAGTTTGAATATAATACCAATATGGTATTGTTTTTACACTTCTTGTATATACACATTTAATTTCTAATAAAATATTATTTTTTTTATCAAAACCATCTGGACTTGCTCCTAACCATTTATATTGAGGATGAATAATCAATCCTATATCTATAATTTTTGTATTTTTAATTTTTTCATATTCTTTTATTGCCAATGGCTCAAATTTATTTCCATGATCCATTGCGGAATTACTATTATTAATATTATTAATTTTTTTTTCTAAAACATTTAATTTTGATTTATATGGATTATAACCCAAAATTGCCGCAACATCACTTGCTGTTATCATTTTACGGCGAATATTATACCATTGTTTTGATTTTTGTATTATATCATTATTCATGTTATTAATCGTATATTTTATATTTTACATAAAAAATATCATTTTTTAAATTATTTTATAACTTTTTGATAAAAAATTATTTGTTCTTTTTTCTGAATTAAATTAAATACTTTCATATTTTTAATTCGTTCGCTATATAATATGAAATATTTATCATAATTTCCTAATATTTTAAAACCAGATGGGTTGCTTTGTGAAATACGTTTATCCAATATTAAACAACTTATATTAAAAAATTTATTAAATATTTCTATATCAATAATGCTTCCTTGGTAATTTTTTGTTTTAATAATTATTTCAATATCAGATAAAGTTTCTGCATTTTTAAATAAATTATAATCAGTTAATTTAAATATATCAATTAATGATTTTTTACTGCCTTGATCATCGTATTTTTTCTTCAAATCTTCCTCATATGTTTCTATTTTTTTTATTATAATTTGTTTAATATCATCTGGCGAATAGTCTTGTGATCCCGCTAAAATATTTGCAATTTTAGAAAGTGCTTCAAACAAACTGCTTTCGGCATATTTTTTATAATGAACGTTAAATAAAGAACCCAATTTATCTGCCCAAAATGATGATAATGATTCCAGTTTTGATATATCAATTTTTAATAAGAATGGTTTATCAGTTAAAATACTTGGTTGTTTATAATCATAATCACCATATTTCATTATGTTATATTTTTTCTTAATGCTAAATAAATTATCAACTTGTTGTACTATATTTTTTTCTGTTAATATTATTTCATTTTTCAAAGGTTTAATTTGATTTTTATCTATTATATCCGGTACAAGTCCCTTTAATAATTCATTTCTTTTAAAAGAATTTTTAACGAGTTCTTCTGTTAATTTAGAAACAATAATATCAAAATTGTCTTGTCCAGTAATCATATTAATTTTATTAACCAAAATTTTTGATTTTTGATTTTTACAAATACAATGAGGATCTTGTCCCACACTATATTTACACATCAATCTCTCATTTGGTTTAGAATAATCTTTTAAATTCACTGGCGTTTTTGTAATATATGTGATATTTTTTACAAATTTCGAAATCAACTTGCGAACATCATCAAAAATATTTAATCCGCTTTCTTCTGTTATTAAATTCTTTATTTCTTTTCTATATTTATTATTATAATCTTTTGAAAATGTATATCTTATTCTTTCGAATGTTTCATCTTCAAACTCCAATTTTTTAATTATAACCATTCTATCATCTGATTCTATACTGTCTGTTGCGATTTTGTTGTCGATATTTAAAAATAATGTATGTATTCTTGATGGTAATTTATATTTTTTTGAATCAATTGTTTTTTCTATTGGTAATATCCTTCCGCCTTCTGTTATTAATCCAATAATATATTTATTATTATCATATGATAATAACTTATATTTGGGTGCGACTGGTAATTTTGTTGTTTTAGCAATTTCATTTAAATATTTATTTGCATCCTGAAAATTTAATAAATCATATTCATCCACAATATCAATATCAACATCAATGGCACCTGGTCTAACTGGAATAAAAACATTCTTATAATTCATTTTAATAATTATACCATGCATTCTATTATATGAATCTATAACTTGTTTTGTGATATCTTGTTTATTTAATGCATCAACTGTTTCCAAATATGTATTTTCTTTTTTATATTCGCAACTATAATCAATATCATACAATTTTTTATTTTCTTTTAATATCAATTCCCAATCTAATGTCTTGTTTTTACATTTATTTTTAATAATATCAATTAATTCATTAACAATTGAATAATTATTTGTAAAAGTACATATCATTTCTGTTTTAGTACTGTATTTTTCTAATTTATAAATTGGTTCGTAATATTGTTTCATTTTAACAATAATGTATGTTGGTTTTTCGATATTATAAAATTCATTGCAATCTTGTGCAACCGGACATATAATATTATAGCCTTCTAAAAGAATTATATTTGTTCCTACTGGATTTAAAATACCCGGGCGAGATAAAAAATCCCATAAAAATGTTTCATCAATAATTGTATCTGGATTTAATAAAAATTGTTTAAAATTTTCCAATGGATTTTTTTCATTAATATTAAATGTTAGTTCTAATAATCCCTTATTTAAGCTTTTGAATAAAACAGGTGTTAAACTTTCAATTAGATGTATTTTTAAATCTTTTAAATTAATTGTATCTGATTTATCACATGAAACCAAATCTGCAATACATTCTAAAAACGATTGATTATCATTTATTGTTATTCCTTTTCTTACATAACAAGTTGTATTTTCTTTAAGATAGCCTGATTCACATTGAGATTTTAATAATTTTCCTAAACTAGGATTTAATAAACCAAATCTGTTTTTATCAATTATCGAATTTTTATTCAATATATATTCGATATCTGTTGCATTTGCATTACCGTTATTTGCTAAACCCAAACATCTTTTAAAAACCTTATGTGATGAATATTTTGGATTTTCTTGGGATTTTTTAAAACAACATGGTAAACAATATCCATCTGGATGACTCTTTTTAGTAATAAACCCAGGATAAATATAATCTTTTGACCGAATAATTACATCATGATCTCCAAATGGACATTTCGCAACAATACATGCTTTTCCTTTTCTTGTTTCTCTTTTTCTGAATTTAGTTAACACATCATATTTAATAGGTATTTGATCATATGGACACCATACACGAGGGCAAATATACCAATACATATGGTCTTCGTTTGAACCATATTGAAAAGAATATGTATATGATGTTTGATCAACCATTGAATAGTTCTTTGGGTCATATTGCAAAATAACGGGTTGGCCATAATCAGGTGCTTGACAAGATTTAGAATATTTTGAATACATTTTTTTATCTGGTGAAGAAAATTTAAATAATTTGGTATCGAATTGCTGTAATCTTCTTAAAAAATATGAATTATCGTTACAAAAATCTTCGCATGTTCCTAGTTCTTCTATTTTATCATCACAATCTAATTTCATCTCTGCTTGAACATCTTCGTGTGGGATTGGCATATATTTAGAAATTTCATCAATTATTTGTTCATTTTTATCTTTGTCCAATTCCGTATCATAATCATATAAATATTCTTCGATATCTTCAACTGTGCCCAGATCTTCAACATTATCATATCCGTTATTTGAATTATTCTCGAGTTCTTTTAAATCTACATCATTGTCATTTATATCCTCATCTTCATAATCAAAAAGGTTATCAATGCTTTTATCAGATAATACATATTTCATAAATTTTTTATCTTTTTTATATTTTTTTAAATTTAAATATATTTCAGATAGTGTTAAAATAAATTTATTTACAAATGTAATTGTTTCAATGTTATTACTTCCTTTAATATATAAATTGGATGCACTTATAACACAGTCGATCCCAAAACTATTTAATTTAACATTTTTTTGTCCATAAAATCCATATTTTTTTTTCCAATCTTTTAATAAATTATCTGCTTCTGTCTTTGACCGATGAAATTTTTCTTCTAATATCATTAATATATCATTGTCAGAAACACCAATATTTTTTAAATTACTTATTTCACTATATATTGCTGGTTTATTTTGAAAATTTGTAACTCTCTTATATTTAAATGTTATTGATTTTTCGCTTGTTTTTTCATCAACCAATGGTGAAACAAATGGAGTAAACAGTTTAACAAAATTTAAAAAATCATTTGAATTAAATATTATTTTTTTTTTAAAATTGGTTATTACATTAATAAAATTAAAATTTATATTTTGTAAAAATACCCTTCCTTTATTATTATCAATTTTTATTTTGCTTTCAGGTATTTTTAATCCTAAATATTTATTTAGTTTTTTAATAATAATATTAAAGTTATCAATACCATTTTTTAAATCTTTTATATTTGCATGTTTTTCCTCTAAAAAACTCATTTTAATATCAATTGTTCCATTTTCAAAAAAATTTATAATTAAATATTTTCTTTCACCTCGAATCTCATATAAAAAATAACGAACCATTAATCCTTTAATTGGAATAATAATTTTAATATCATCGCCAAATTTTTTCTTCTTGTATGTCCATTTAATCAATCTATCCTTTGTAATTATATTATCTTTGATTGATTCTTTATAAAGAGAAATAAATGGTGAATCCCATTCATAATCTCTGAATTTAATATATATAAGGTCATTACTCAAACTTCTTCTTAAAAAATTATAAATATTTACTAAATTAAATGAAATATCCGTATTAATATGAAAAATTGTCTGAGTAATATTGCAATTACAATAATCTAAACATTTGGTATTTTTAATTAAATTAATAATATATTCATTTTTGTCTATCATTAATTTGAAATTATCAATTCTTTTTTTTTCAACAGATGGTGTAATATTCATTTTCATATTTGGAAAATATTTTCTTAAATAACCATTTATAACAAAATTATCGATTTTTATCTCTTTTTTTGTTAATTTCTCTATTACTGTCTCCAATGTAATACAATAAATATTGTATTTATTTTTATCATATATATCAATTTCATCCATTATTAAATTACTTGACTTATTTAAAATTTCTTTTATTTTTTTAAACCCATCGTCGTCAACAAACTCCTTGTCTATTTTGAATTTATTTTTGGTTATAGATTCTATATCTTTAAACTGATTTCCAATAATTTTACCAGACCGCAAATATAGTTGTTGATTTACAGGAGGAGCAATTATATTTATATATTCATTTAATAAAACAAAAATTTTTGTTTTTAAATTTTGAATTGTATCATCGACGTTAATGTAATATTTAATAAATTTAATATCGCCTTTGTAAGTTAGCCAATCATAATTTGAACCAAACTTTTTAATAAATTTTTTTTTATCAGAAATGGTTATAATTTTTTTGTTCTCAATTTTTTTTAATATTTCATTTTTATATTCAGTTCCAACAAAAACAAATCTTTTGTTATCTTTACGGTCTTTTAAAATAACTGAAAAATACGGATTAACTATTTTTAAATTACAAAACATGTTAATATATATTTAATATTACGATTATTTTTCTAAAATATATTTTATGTATATATAATGGAAGCAATATTCGTCAATTTATACAAGGCATATAATTTACCATTTGGTGACGTAGCAAGCAATAACGATGTATTTATCGAATTGCGCTATGGTAATAAAAAAAAATACTCTTCAGTAAAAAACGATTCTTCTAAACCAGAATGGCACGACGAAATGTTTATATTTTCAAAACAACCAGATATTACTAAATTGGTTGTTGTTGTTTGGGACAGAGATGGTCTTGTAAATGACAAACTTGCTGAAGAATCATTTAATATCGATACAAATAATATTGTTCGACAATCAGGCAAATATGTTACACTTAATTTAGGAACTATTTTTTTAATGAAAGAAAGTATGAGAAAAGACATTGTTAATAAATTAACTATTTAATTTGTAAGTGGTGAATCAGTTACTTTCATTCCGCAATATTCTTTTGGATTTATAGAATAATCAACTTTTTTATAAATTCCCAATTTAACACCCAAACCCAATATAAATTTAAAATTTTTCCAAAATTCAGGAGTATGACCCACACTTTCAGTCAAAATATGAGATAACTCATGCAATGCCACGAATGTAATTGTATTCATATCTATTAATGTATCTTTGCCATCTTTTGATCTTAAACAAAAAACAAGTTTTTCTCCTTTATTTATTGAATAAGAGGTATAATTGCTTCCTTTTTCAGTTTCCATTATATTTTCAGGATTAAACTTCCTAATAAGTCTTTCTGTTCGCGGGTCTTTATTGTAATTTGCTGACATATAATCTCGAATTGTTACTAAATTTTCACGAATTTGAGCCATCATGTTAGATGATTTATCTTTATCTGGTAAATTTCTTACTAAATATTTTCTTCCGTCAATTGTTGATTTGATGTATATTAGATCGTTTTGTTTTGTTTCATAATACATTGAAATAACAATTATAATAACTCCTATTGCAAAATAATTAGAAAATGACGCTAATACCATATATTAGAATAATAGATAATAATTGAAATTTCATTAGAATTTTATTGCAGATTTATATATATGCTGCGTTTCTTTTATATTTTCATTTAAATCATTATTAAATTTTTTTTTATTGGTTATTAAATATTTATATTTTAAATTATAAAATTTTATATAAGATATATACCCTTCTTTATCTTTTGATTTATTTAATAATTTTTTTTCTTTATTTTTGCTTATTTTTTGCCCATTAACTATTATATTAACTAATATGTTTTTGTATTTTTTAATCCCAATTATCAAATAAATGAATTGGCTATATATTAATATTAAATTGTTAAATTTTTTATTTTTTGATATTTTTGCGCCTGCTTTATAATATTTGATAAAAAGATTTAACATTGTCTTATTTTTATAATAAACGAATAATCTATTGGGTTTTGTTAATAACGCATGATATTTATGTTTAATTTTTAATTCAGCTGCCATTTGCTCATCCATAATTAATAAGTTCAACTTATTTTTTAAAAATTGTTTATAATATTTTTTCATAATATCTTTTCGTTTTAATAGGTTTTTGGTGTTGATTCCTCCATTATTTTTAAAAAAATCAGGATAAAATTTGATATACATATTATTGTGTTATATTATATTATATTATATTATTATAATGTGGCGCTATTCCACCAAGCAACTATTTTTTTATCTTCTTCTTGTTGTGAGGAAGACCACCAATTTTTAAAAATATATTATATTCTCTGTGTGATAAACTGGGGGTTTTATATCTTGGTTTTGAAACAATATTTAAGTTTTTTTCTAAGTCTCGTAACACATTATGTGTCTTTGATTTTTGCAATATCTTCTGATCAAGCATTCGCAAACAAGTTGCATATATTATTGTCAATATTAGTATCATTTTTTTATAAAAAATATTAAAAAAAATGATAAATTTTTTTGCTTAAACTTATGTTAGCATACCAAGGTATTATGGTAATTATAAAAAAAAACCTTTTTAGGAATGATCAAGATATATCATTTAACTCAAGTAAAGACGATGTTATATTTCAATGTATTGATTGGAATTGTAGTGATTTTTGGAAAAAAACAGATGACTCAGACACTGAAAATAATAGCGATAATAATTATAAAAAATCAAAAAGATTATTTGAAATAAGAGCATACGGAATAACAGATCAAAAATGCAGTATTTTTGTTAAAATAGTGGGCTACCATCCTTATTTATATATTAAAGTTTCTGATAATTGGAGCAGAAGTCATTTGGTAAGATTTAAAGAACAATTAAAGATGAAAGTTTATGCAAGTTTAAAAGACAGTGTATACCAATGTAAATTAATAAAACGCAAGGAGTTATATGGGTTTCAAAATGAAAAGAAATTTAAATTTGTTGAAATTATATGTGAAAATATTGGATGTTTTTACAGTGTTAGAAATGTTTTAGAGGGTAAGTGGGCTAATAGAGAAAAAACAATTGAAGAATATGGCAAGTGTCATGTAAGATTATTTAAAATAGGAAATGAAGTATTTGATTTTTCCGAATCTATTTACGAAAGTAACATATCTCCATTACTACGTTTCTTCCATGATTGTAATGCAAATCCTGCTGGATGGTTAAAAATTAAGGCAAAAAAATATGAAATTATTATGGATACCGAAACAAGATGTCAATTTGAGATTAAATGTCAAAGCAAGAATGTTAAATCATATGATAAAAAAGATATTTCGCCAATTGTGATAGCGTCATTTGATATAGAATGTTCTAGTTTAGACGGTTCATTTCCTAAACCAGAAAGAAGATATGATGAAATTATTCAAATTGGAACAACAGTTCATAAATATGGCGAACAAACATGCTGTTATAAGAGTATGGTTACATTGAAAAAATGCAATAAGATTAAAGGTGTTGATTTAGTATGTTGTGATAATGAAAGAAAATTATTATTAGAATGGGCAAAAGTTATTAAACATATTGATCCTGATGTAATAACAGGTTACAATATATGGGGGTTTGATATGATATATATCTATAAAAGATGTGTTAATGGGTGTGGTGGTGTTTTTGGAGATTTTGAAAAAATCTTTAATGAAATTTATAGTAGAAATAATAAACATAAAGTGAAATTTTTAGAAAAGAAGTTAGCATCAAGTGCATTGGGAGAAAATTTTTTAAAATATCATAATTGTGAAGGTATCGTTGGTATTGATATGTTTAAATTAATTCAAAAAGATTATAATTTAGGATCATACAAATTAGATGCAGTTTCTCAAAAATTCATTAGTGGAAATGTAACTAAAATCAATATTAAGGATAATAGTTTAGAAATTACAAGTAATAATACAGATGGACTAACTGCTGGACAACATATTAGTCTTGATATTAGTGCAAAACATATTAATAAACCAAATGTAAAGAAAAAATATAAAATTAGTAAAATTAATGGACAGGTGTTCACAATTGAGAAAATATCAATTAAAAACTTATTTTTAAATAATGAAAATGGTAAGGAAATGTATATCAAATTCAAAGAGTTAAAAATAAAAGTTGGATGGTATCAAAATAAATTGGATTTACCACCACAACAAATATTCGATAATTATAAGATTGGAACACCAGATAAAATTAAAGAAATTGCAGTATATTGTATTAAGGATTGTGAATTAGTAAATTTCTTAGTTATGAAATTAGCAGTTATATCAAATAATATTGGCGCTGCAAATGTATGTTGTGTACCATTTTCATATTTATTTCTTAGGGGACAAGGAATTAAGATTTTTAGTTGTTTTGCAAAAGAATGTAGAAAAGAGAAAATGATGATTAAAGTATTAGATAGAAATAAAATGGATAAGGATGGATATGAAGGTGCAATTGTATTCACACCAAAACCAGATATTTACTTTGAACCAGTTGTTGTTATGGATTATGCATCGCTTTATCCTTCAAGTATGATTGCAGAAAATATTTCACATGAAATGTTAGTTGTTGTCAATGAATATAATTTAGAAGGAAAATTAATTAAATCAAAAGGAGAAAGTAAATATCTAAATTTACCTGAATATAATTATAATGAAATTGAATATGATGCATTTCAAGGAATTGCAGATGATAAGATAAAAATTGGTAAAAAAGTTTGTATATTTGCTGAGAAAAAAGATGGAACAAAGGGACTAATCCCAAGAGTTCTTGTTAAATTTTTGAAAGCAAGAAAAGATACAAGGTCTTCAATTAAATATAAAACAATTAAAACAAAAGATGATAAAGAATTTACTGGATTGTTAAAAGAAAAAGAAGTTTTAGGTATTACTAAGTATTATATTAACAAGGTACATGAAGAACCAGATATTATTGATAAAGATAATGTTGAATCGATAAAAGATACATATAATGATTTTCAGAAGGCAGTATTAGATGGTTTGCAAATGGCGTATAAAGTTGTTTGTAATAGTGTATATGGTCAGGTAGGTGCAACAACAAGTCAAATTTGTTGTAAAGAATTGGCTGCTTCTACGACAGCCGTTGGTAGAAGTATGGTTATTAAAGCGAGAGATTATGCGTTAGAAAAGTATGAGGGTAGTAAGTTAATATATGGAGATAGTGTACCAGGAGACGAACCATTATTATTAAGAAGACCAGATAAAACAATAACAATTAAAACAATTGAAGAATTAAGTGATGAGTGGGTACAATATATAAATTTTAAACCATTTGATTCAAATAGAAGCGAAAAACAAAAAGCATTTGTTAATTATGAAGTATGGGCTAAAAATAAATGGAATCCAATTAGAAAAGTTATCAGACATAAAACTAAAAAAAAAATTTATAGAATAAACACACATATAGGATGCGTTGATGTAACAGAAGATCATAGTTTAATAAATGAAAAATTTGAAAAAATAAAACCAGAAGAGTGTATTATTGGTGAGACTAAATTATCACATACATTTCCAACAGAGTTTAAAGAGTTTGATTGTATTGTTCCTGAACAGGGAAAAGAAGAAAAAATAGATGAAACTTTATATGAATGTTCAAAATGTAAAGAAAAATATAAAGATTTTTACTATAAAACAAATAAAAATAAACGATGCAAACAATGTAAATTATGTAAAAAACGTAAACAATGTTCTACACAGGGTAGAAATTTTAAAAATATGGTTAAAGAATGGTTGAATGTTTATACACCATTTTATGAAATAATGGAAGATGAAGCAAAAGCATGGGGTATGTTTATGAGAGATGGTAGTTGTGGTTCTTATGTATGTAAAAGTGGTAAAAAAAATAGTTGGGCTTTGAATAATAATAATTTAGATAGATTAAATGAATATAAAAATATATTAGAAAAAGTTGAACCAATTAAGTTTAAAATATTAGATTCGCTTAAAAGTAGTGGAGCATATAAACTTGTTCCAGTTGAAAGTATTGTATATATGGTAAATAAATATAGACCATTATTTTATGATAAAAATAAAGCCAAATTGATTCCAGATTGTATTTTAAATGCTGGATTCGGTATTCGTAAAGCCTTTTTTGAAGGATATTATGATGCAGACGGTAGTAAAACAGGTAATTGTGGATTAAACAAAACAATTAATTTTGTAACTAAAAATAAAATAACAGCACAATGTTTGTATTACTTGGCAACATCAATCGGATATGATAAATTATATATAAATATTCAACCAAAAAGAAATGCTGATTATTATTGGATTACTTCTTGTAAAAAATGGGGGAAAAATCCAAATATATTAAAAAAAATGGTTCATTTAAGAAATACCGAAAAAGAATATGTGTATGATTTAGAAACTGAACACGGCGTTTTTGCATGTGGTGTTGGAAAAATTCAACTGGTTAACACCGATAGTATATTTGTTTCTTTCAAGGACTACCTGTACAAAAAATACGGAAGAATTAATGACAAAGAATTATTACAAAAATCAATAGAAGTTGGCATGGAGGCAGGTGCATATATAACAACAAAGTTAAAAAAACCACAAGATTTAGAGTATGAGAAAACATTTTATCCATTAGCAATATTTTCAAAAAAGAGATATTTTGGCAATAAATACGAATATGACAATAAAAAATATAAGCAGACCAGTATGGGAATTGTATTAAAAAGACGTGATAATGCACCGGTAGTTAAAGATATTTATAGTGGTGTTATAGATATTATATTAAATTCAAAAAACATTGAAAGAGCAAAAAAGTATTATAAAGAACGAATTGCAAATTTATTAGATGGAAATGTCGATATTGATGATTTAATTGTAACAAAAAGTGTTAAAGCAACACAATCATATAGTAATCCAACACAGATTGCACATAAAGTATTGGCAGATAGAATTGGATTAAGAGATCCGGGTAATAAACCAAGGGCGAATGATAGAATTCCGTATTGTTATATTGATAAAAAGGAGTTAAAATGCAAAATATGTAATAAATGTATTAATGAAAAAGATTGTAAATGTTTAAAATGCATGGAATTATATTGTAAATATCATTTGCATAATCATAGAAGTAGTTGTGTAACTATTTGTAGATATTATAAGACAACAAAAAAGCAAGACGATTCATTAACAATGTGTAATGTGTGTGGTGGTTGGTATAATTCAACAGCAATGACAAGACACCGAATAAGAAAAGATAAGTATGGTACCGAACATCATGATAAGTGTAAAAAAAGATTACCAACTAAATTGTTACAAGGAGATATAATTGAACATCCATCATATATTTCAAAAAATAATATTAAGATTGATTATCGTTATTATTTGGACCATCAAATTCAAAAACCAGTCATGCAGATATTTGAATTGGTTATGACAGATCCTGATTCAATTACAAAGGCAATCATAAGGCAAAATGATAATAAAAAGATGGGATTACAAAATATATCAAAATGGTTCAAAGTAATTAGAAAGAGTGATACCGAAAAAGAAATTTGAATTTATAATGATGACATAGCGGATTCGGACTATTGTGAATAGTTGGCGGCTATTCGCTTTTCTAATTAAGCCACACATCCACATTATAATATTATTATCGGTGATTTATGAAATATTATTTAATAAAAAATGATTTAAATAATGATTTGTATTAAAGATGTATATTATAATTAAAATGGCTAAAATCGAAATTACAGAAAATTTAACAATTGATCAGTTATCTGGTCAAGGTAATAGTGGCATAGCTAACATGGGCAATACTTGTTTTTTAAACACTTCATTGCAACAGTTAGGACATTGTCCCGATTTCACTCTTTATTTTTTAACAGGAACTTTTAAAGAAGACTGTAATATAAAGAAGAAAGAATTTAAAATGTGCAAGGAATATTTTAGAGTCTTGCATGGATTGTGGGAAGAAAATTGCATTATCAGACCGACATCATTTAAAAGAACATTAGATCAAATGCACCCCCAATTTAAGGGCTGGGGCCAACACGACAGTCAAGAGGTATTAATGTCTATCTTAGATATGTTACATAATGCATTATCTTATTCTGTCACAATTGAAACGTCTGGCACGGTTAAAAATAATAAGGATAAGTTAGAAGTTTCTTCTATTGCCGAATGGAAGAAATTTTATTCAAAGGAGTACTCGAAAGTAGTAGAATTATTTTTTGGACAGGATCATACTGTATTACATTGTAAAAATTGTGATATGGTTGAACATAAATTTGAACCATTTTGTTCACTTGAACTTCCAATTCCAATTGAAGTTGTTGAAGGTAAACTCAAATCAGTAACAATATATGATTGTATGAGTAAATATATTGAAACGGAAGAAACTGTTGAAAGATTATGTGAAAAATGTGATAAAAAGGGGTCGAGTACGAAAACACTTAGTATATGGAGACCTTCCAATTATTTGATTATATCTTTTAAAAGATTTACATCTACAAATAGAAAAAATACAATGCTTATTGATTTTCCAATTGAAGATTTTGATATTACACCAATGATTACTGGATATTGCAATACAGAACTTAGATACAATCTTCTAAGCATATCGAATCATGGAGGTGGAACAGGAGGAGGGCATTATCATGCATTTTGTAAAAATGCAAATGGAAAGTGGTATGACCATAATGATACAAGGGTGACGGAAATCCAACCAGATAAGCTAGTAACGCAACATGCGTATGTTCTTATTTACAAGAGAGTGTAAATGAAGACTATTATAAATAAAAAAATATATATATATTTTATATATATGAATTCATACAATAGCAATACAAAAAAATTCAATGGATTAATAAGAACAGGAAATTCGAAAGGCAAAAAAATTTCCTCGGTAAATGTTTCAAATATTTTATTAAAAACAATCAGTATTTTAATTGTTGTTATCTTGCTTTTATTGGCAGCAAACACTATTTACTATTACACATCTGAATGTTATCAAAAAAAGAGTTTACTTGATTATTTGGGGTCTTTTTCCTTAGAACCATGTGCAATTAAAGAAAGCAAAACAAAAAGTTTACCATATGCTGAACGAGAACTTGAAAATGATAAAGAAGTATTTCATATTAGTAATCAAGATTTTACATACGATCAAGCAAAATGCAAATGTGCAAGTTATGGAGGAAGATTAGCAACAAAGACAGAAGTAATTGAAACATATAATAAAGGCGGAGATTGGTGCTCATATGGATGGTCTGAAGGACAATCAGCGTATTATCCAACACAAAAATGTACATGGGATAAACTGCAAAGACAAGGTAATAAAAATAAATATTCATGTGGCATGCCAGGAGTTAATGGTGGTTTTTTTTCAAATCCCAAACTTAAATTTGGTGTAAATTGTTATGGCGTTAAACCGCAAGGCAAGGCCGCCGTTCAAAAGAAACCAAGATGTAAAAAGAAGGACTTTTGTGAGAGAGAAGTTAATTATAATGCTTCGCATAAACTAGGGACAGATGATATTTTGCCATTCAATCATAAAAAATGGAGTATGTTTTGATTTATAAATCCAATGTAGACTAAACTACTTTTTCATTGGTGTCAGATTGAGTTAATGCCATGACAATGTCATTGGATACTTCTCTTGTAACAGAATCGAACTGGGATTTTTGTGTTTGCGAACTGGTGTTTCTCATTAATCCTTTAAAAGTGCGACAATTTTTCTCGGCGGTTGCTCTTTTTAAATTATTTTTGAGAGCAACTAAAAGACCTCTGATTCCAGAGCAGCTATCTGCTTGTCTGTGATCATCCAAAAACGTATCCATAATTTTGATAAATTTTTTAATTTCTTCTTTATTGACAAGCCCATTAGAAACTTTTCGCGCAATATCACAGTACAAATAGATTTCCATTGCACTTGCGTCGTTGTCCTTTGCGAGAAAAGATGAAATAACAAATTTATCTGTCTTCTCTTGTGCATCTTTTGTAAGTGTGTACGTAATAACGACTTCTGCATCTCCTTTTACAAAGAAAGGAAGGTGTCTATGGGAATGAAAATCTTCTACTTCAAATCCATTTTCATCTCCACTGACTGGGGTAATAAATGGCGTCGAAATGGCGACTTTGATGTTTCTTGCAACACATGTAGTTGAACCAAAGACAAATGATGCAAAAGAATCTCTGAAAATATACTCATCTGGTGTACCTCTGAATTCCTTTCCAATTGCAACCATTAGTTCCTCATTGTAATCAGAAGCACTTCCGATTCCAATAGAAAGGTCTACTGAATTAAAAAACTCTTCCCTAATTTTATCATCGCTGTACCCAGAGGTATTGTATCCATCTGACACTAAAACAGTGCTTACTTTTCGTTCAGTTTGTTTTCCGGCAACTTCTCGTGCTTTTAATAAAGCATCGCCAAAGTTAGTGGAACCCAGTGGTTTTAACCACTCATCAATATTTGACATTATATCTTCTGTTACAGGCGAATTCTCAGTCCTTACTGTTGCTGTGCTTGAATAGTTAATAATGGTTACAGTAATATCTGAACCATTATTAGACAATGTCTTAATTAATGTAAGTGCTTTTTCCATACATTTGCATAGCATACTGTACTTGTTATATTGTGAATATCTATTACAATCTATTTTATCCTTTGTTGATGCTTGTGAATACCTCGCTGCTGGATAACTAGACGAATACCCAACTGGACAGCTAACCTGACGCAAACTCATTGCCGGCATCGCTACTTGTTGATTTTGTTGTGTTTTTGATGAAGGTAACATGGTCGCATTGTATACATTTCCTTCCAAATATCCATTTTCATCACGATCTAACTCGTGTAGTTCGTCATCTACCCATGCATTTTGTCTGCGCAAAATGCGTCTAGGTGCTTGATTTGACAATGAAGGCAACACGGATGTACCAAATATATTTTCTTCAAAGACCCTCTCATCGTCTGACCCATCATTTAGCAATCCGCCCCGTTTATATGGGCTGTGCTTAGGGGAAGAATTATCTGAAGAAATACGTTCGATCATACTGTAGCTGCTATCAAGTACAAATACTATGTGGTGTTGTTGTATTGGCGTGGCTCCCGTAGAGAGGTCATAGCCACACCATTCTATATCAGCAGAATATCCTTCTGCATGTTTGTATGAAATAATATTAAATTTATTCATGATTATTATAATAATTCGCACGATATCAATATTTAAAATCATTTTTTTATTTTCGAATATAAATATTTAAATGTGATATCGTATTCTTTATCTGGAAATAGTGTATGTAATTCATTAATTTGTTTTATTGTAAAAATGTAATCTGAAATCAAATTAAATAACATTTTATGTTTGATAAACTCGGCTTCTTTTTTCAAAATTTGAAAAAGTTGATAAAATTCTAATTCGGTCATTTGTATTATAATTTCATATTATTAAATATATTTTTCATTTTTAATTCACGATATATAGTGTGGTCTCGTTCTAATTGGCAATTGTATAAATAGGAATATAAGTAAATATACATTAAATTCTTGGTTTTGATTTATATTTAGCATTTTGTGGTGGTAATTATAAAATATAATCGATAATTTAATTCATTTTTTATATAAAGATTTCAAAACACTATATAATAATGAGCGAACTTTTATTAAAAACACAAAATAATAGATTTGTTATTTTCCCAATTAAACATAACCATATATGGAAAGCATATAAAAATGCAGTTTCAACTTTTTGGACACCAGAAGAGGTACTATTAACAAAAGACAAGAATGATTGGGGGAAATTATCAATTAACGAGAGGTATTTTATAGAGAATGTATTGGCATTTTTTGCAGGAAGCGATGGAATTGTTATTGAAAATCTGGGAAAGAGATTCATAGACGATATTGAAATACCAGAAGTACGTGCATTTTATTCATATCAGATGTTTATTGAAAATGTTCATAGTGAAATGTATAGTCTTTTAATTGATACTTATATTGATGATCCCGATAAAAAAACAAAATTATTTAATGCAATTTCAACGATACCATGTATAAAAAAAAAGGCAGAATGGGCAATTAAATGGATTGATGATAAAAATAGTAATTTTGCAACTCGGCTAATTGCGTTTGCTATAGTAGAAGGTGTATTTTTTTCAGGTTCATTTTGTTCTATTTATTGGTTAAAAAAAAGAGGATTAATGCCAGGATTAACATTCAGCAACGAACTCATAAGCAGAGACGAAGGAATGCATACTGATTTTGCAGTATTATTATATTCAATGATACAACATAAATTGCCACAAGAGATTATTAATAAAATGTTCAAAGATGCAGTCAAAATAGAGAAGGAGTTTATAATTGAGTCGATTCCATGTAATTTGATTGGAATGAACAGTGAATTAATGTCGCAATATATCGAATTTGTATCAGATAGATTAGTAACACAGTTGGGTTATGAAAAAATTTGGAAAACAGAAAATCCATTTGATTTTATGGAATTAATTTCACTTAGACCAAAGAGTAATTTTTTTGAAGTAAGAGTCGGCGAATATAAGAAAGCGGGCGTTGGAAAAACAGAAGAAGAAAATTCATTTATGATGTCTGATGATTTTTAATTTTTATGATGTTTTTTGCGTTCACTATATAACTTTTTGTTTCGCATATATGTTGGTTTAATTTATTGGTTATAAATATAATGGGCAAAACAAAAAAAAGATGCAAAATGAAGGGCGGTAATGTCGGACAGTGCTTTAAAAGCATTCCTTGTCCAAATTCCAGTCTGAAACCCAAAAATGCAATGAATGTTCGTAGGGAGGGGGTTGGTGTATCATCGAGAACAAAAGCAAATCCAAGAATAAATCCAAGATCAAATCAACCTGCAAATCCAAGATCAAATCAACCTGCAAATCCAAGATCAAATCAACCTGCAAATCCAAGATCAAATCAACCTGCAAATCCAAGATCAAATCAACCTACAAATCCAAGATCAAATCAACCTGCAAATCCAAGATCAAATCAACCTGCAAATCCAAGATCAAATCAACCTGTAAATCCAAGATCAAATCAACCTATAAATCAAAGATCAAATCAACCTGTAAATCAACCTGCAAATCAACCTGCAAATCAACCTGCAAATCAACCTGTAAATCCAAGAACAAATCGGCCTGTAAATCCAAGATCAAATCAACCTGCAAATCAACTTGCAAATCAACCTGTAAATCAACCTGTAAATCAACCTGCAAATCAACTTGCAAATCAACCTGCAAATCAACCTGTAAATCAACCTGCAAAAAACGCAAGAAGTGTAAATAAAGCAAAAGCAAATGCAAAAGCAAATCAACCTGCAAATCAACCTGCAAAAAATGCTAAAAATGCAAGATCAAATCAGTCAGTAAATGCAAGATCAAATCGCCCAGTAAATGCAAGATCAAATCGGGCAGTAAAAAAATCTGCAAAAGCAAAAGTAAATGCAAATGCAAATCAACCTACAAAAAAAGCAAGAGGTGTAAATAAAACAAAAGTAAATGCAAATGCTAAAAAAGCAAAAGTAAATGCAAATGCTAAAAAAGCAAAAGCAAAAGTAAATACTGCTAAAAAAGCAAATGCAAATGCAAAAGCAAATGCAAATGCAAAAGCAAAAGCAAATGCTGCTAAAAAAGCAAATGCAAAAGCAAAAGCAAATGCTGCTAAAAAAGCAAATGCAAAAGCAAAAGCAAATGCAAAAGCAAAAGCAAATG